TCACCATCGTGGCGGTACGGTGTGACACCTCGGAAGAGACGAGGGTGCAACGGGTAGTTCACTTGCCAGCTTCGACCTCAGAGCTTTCACCTCTTACCGGATGCGGCATAAAGCGAGTGAGCTACTCGTTGTGGTGAGTGCGCAGGCTGATGCGCAATGTAGCGGGCGGTCGCATTCCCGAGCTTCTGACCGAGGGGTGTCAAAGCGTCGACACTAGTTTAGCAGGGAAAGCCGGAGTTCAGCACCGGCCATCACAACAAGCCCAGACGATATCTGAGTGGCTTAAAAAACAGATGGGAGTCGGTGGAATCCCGGCACGCAACAGGTCAGAGCATTGAGCCGATAATCGTGAAGAGTCGGCGTGCCTGGTTAGCCAGTGCTCTTTCCGTTGTGGTAATTGCGGCTATGCGCACGCGGCGAGCCAACCCGTTCAAGGAATACGTTTCCGGGCAGTGTGACGTCGCCGGTCATTGGCTAAAACCGGCAGGTGGAGGCACCACCGCCACAACGCATAACGCAGGGCATCTTTCAGGAACTCCGATCTCTCAATGAGGTTTTGGCGTTAAATCAGCCTGGAGGGTGCCCTGCGTTATGGCGCGGTATCCATAACAGTCGTTTGATTGGTCTATTCGCCCTGGCGGGGTCTTCCACCAACCACACAGGAGGAAGAGGATAAATGTTCTGACCGCCAGGGGCGCTTTTTCAACAAGTCTCGCTTATCGCTACAGCAAAAATCCCTCGTTAGACACTTATCCTCAGAGTGAGGAAAATAACCTCGACAACCAACCGAGGAAATACCTATGGCTATCGGCGACTATGAAATGCAAAGTAACTCCAGACTCGAAGCGGCGTTGAAAGTAAAAGAGCGTCAGACGGATGACTTGTATGAAATGATCGGCGGAATCCGTGAGGCGCTGATTCGTCTTCGCGGTGAGGTACCGACTGCCCGTGATGAAGATAAATTGGCACCACCTTCATGCGGTATTCTTGAGCGTTTTGAAAGAGAACTTGCGAGAGAAGAACGAGCGATTATTGAGCTTCGTGATATGCAGGCAGAGCTTCGCGCTCTCATCTAAAAAGAAAGCCCCCGAAGGGGCTTTTTTTATGCTGCTTCCGTTCCGGCGATAACCGTCAGCCTTGGCGGTGTCTTATCACGGATCATTTCCCGCACGAACTTATCCCAAATCTCCATCGCCTCGCGCTTCTCCGAGATATAGCTGTACCGGTCATAGCTCTTGCTCGATACGTCCTGCAGGGTGTGGTTCTGCAGCCGGTCGCGGATCTCTTTCGTCAGTCCGGCCTTGCCCGCCAGGGTCTTCCAGGTGCGGCGCATGTCGCGGTTCGTGACGTGCGGGATAACGCCCCGGTCGCGCTGCCGCCACAGGAAGGAATAGAGCGTCTGGTGCTGGACCGAGAGCGACGGATCCTTACTGCCGGGGAAAAACCAGCCATGCTCATTCGGCGTGAGGCTGTTCAGCAGCTCGATGGCCAGGCCGGGCAGGGGGATGGCATGAGGCTTCCCGTTCTTCGTCTTTGACCAGTCGATCATGCCTTCATCGCGGTCGTACTGGTCAACGTGCAGGGTGCAAATCTCTTGCACGCGCTGGCCGGTCAGCATCAGCAGCATGATGGCGCGGGGATAGGAGGGATGGATAGCCACGTCAGGATTTTGTAACCAGCGCCACATCTTCACCCATTCCTCTTCACGCAGCCAGCGCTCGCCCGGCTTCTTCGGTTCGGTGGGGATCCCAGCTGCCGGGTTGCTCACCAGGTTGAACCGCCTGGGGCTGGTGGATCGATAGTCGTTCTCGCTCTTCATGCCCCAGCTGTAGGCGCTGCGCACGTAGCTGCGCACGTGGTCAGCCATAGCCTTCTTCCCGCGCTCATAGATGGGGCGCAGGACGTTCAGCACGTCAATCGGCTCGATGTCGCGCGCCAGCCGGTTGCGGCCCAGCTCGTCGGCAATCTTGTTCAGGCCTTTCCTGGCCTCTTTGTGGCTCATTTTGCCGCTGTCCCGCAGCCAGTCGGCGTAGCCTTCGAACAGGTCGCCCACGGTGCCGGGCCGGGTGTCGCCCTGGACCTTGATCGATGCCCCCTTATTGATGGCGGCGGAAAAGTCGCGGGTGAACACCTCGCGGGCGTCCGCCAGGCTCATGTGCGGGTATTCGCCCAGCTTCTTCAGTTTGCGCTTCCCCTCCAGCCACTGCTGCGCGAACCAGTTCGACGTGACGCGGGTCGGCATAGGCTTAATGACCAGCACAAGGCGGCCGGTGCCGCGCCCTTCGCCGTCGGCCAGGGTTTCAGGTTTCTGCGATTTGGCGACGCGCTTCAGCGCGTTTTTTATCTGTCCATCTGTGAGTGCTGGCATTCTTCGGTAGTCCTCGCTGGTGGCAGTTAGGGGGTGGCTGGTGGTGCTGTTGCTGGTGTCGGTTTGCCCGACGCACCCCGTTTATTGATCGGGAGCCGCTACCAGTCAATATCTTAAAAAAAGTCCGGTAATCAAAGGGTTTGAACGTGAACCAGCGTGAACTAAAAACTGGCAGTAGGGTGATTGTGGACCACACTTACCAGTTCTAAATTCCGCTGTGTTTTCAAACCCTTTAGCCTGTTATGCCGCCTAACTGGTGTAGCGGACTGGTGCTGGTTTCGTTTTGACCTCTCGCATATTCCCGTTCAGCACCAGACCGTCACCAGCATTACCGCTACATATCTTTCAACGCCAGGCCGATGCAAATCAGTGCCGGTATCGCGATGAGGATATCCAGCAGATCGCTACCTGTTACCATGCTCACCACCTGCAATATCCTGTACGGTTTGATAGCACTCGCTGCACAGATGTAGTCCATCCAGGCCCACCGCGCCGCATCTGTCAGGCACGCTCTGATCCATGTAACCACCGAGGCTTTTTCCGCAGCCGATCTTCTTTGGCTCTACCGGCTGCGGGAGCGGGGATAACGTAGGCGGCCTGCGCCCGTTAACCCTGGACACGCTCACCCCCACGCACATCGAACCAGTCTCCCCACATCACCGCTGAGCCACCGCGAAAATCAGGCACGCCGTCGCGCAGCTGCTCCCTTCCATCGCCAAACTTCCGGTACTGCGTCAGAAAACGCAGCTGCGGCCCTCTCGGAAACCCATCAACAATTACCGGCTCGACTGCCATCTGACGCTTCGCTGATTTGCGACCCCAGCGTTTCGCTTTGATATCTCGTTTACTCATATTCACCATCCTGAAAACATGCCGAACGTCGCGGCGGTCTTGGCTACTGTTAGGCCAATCGTAAATCCGATAATCAGCCCCCACTGTAATGCAGTCACATATTCCCCCTTAACCGTAGATAGGCTATGCGCAGGCCGCTAAGGATGACTTTTCCACCCCTCCCAGCCCTTACAGCTTGCTGACGCGCTTCCTCCAGTCGCAGCGCTTCCAGGTATTTTCTGTGAGCAGCTAAGGCGTTCTCATCCTCCGCTATGACCATCTGGAAACGGAACTTGCTGCCCTTCGACCGATTGCCGTAGCAGGCCTGCCACTTCCCGTTACACCGAACAAAATGCGGCTTAGGGTGCTTTGCCATACGGCACCTCACGCACCTTCACGCAGCTGAACGCGGCTTTGCTATTTGCCGCCTGATAGCAGACGACGCCGTTTTCTTTGTCGACGTAGCGGGTAAGTGCCTCTGTGGAATTGACGCCCGTAGGCACGATAACCTTGTCACAGCCGGTGAGGACCATAACGGCCACCAGCAGGATTAGCTTCTTCACATATTCCCCTTACCGCCAGGCTGGCGGCTATCATTTTCACGACGACGACGCAGCTCGATAAGCAGCATCAGAAGTTCCACCTCTTCTGCGTCTACTGGGTAATCCTCCAGAACCTCGATCCATGCTTGCAGGCCGCCATCTGGTTTTCTTTCATCGGTTATGCTCACTTTCTCCCCTTAGCGCGGCGACGGCGCTTTGCTTCACGGCGTTCTCTGGCCTTTCCGGTATGGCGATCAGTGACCGGATAGCCGCCGGTAGGTTCGGCCAGTGCCTGGACCTCTGGCGTCGGCGTCCACTTCACCGGCGCGCCAACCAGGCCCAGCACGGCCACCATGCACATCTTCAGTCTGTTCACGTTTTATCCTCACCCCGGCAACCGGGGCACTCTGCGTAAATGTCGTATGGGAAGCTGCTGCACAGCTCATCGACCCACTGGTGATGGTCGGCGCACCAGAACACCTCCCAGGGTAGCTGGTATTCGTGCATCCACTTCCGGACGGTGTTTGTGATATCGTTCGGCTGCTCTTCTTCCGGCAGCAGCCTGCCCTCCAGCTCGCGCTGCGCCCGCGCCAGCATCCGCTCTAAATCAGCGTTCACCTTCTCCAGCATTTCAATGCGGGCCTGCAGCTCAGCTTTCGTAGCCATCAGGCCGCCTTGCCGCTAAACGGCCAGTCCCGCAGCCGCCGCACGCCGATTTTGCGGAACCCCGCGCTGCACATCTTGTACCGGCGGTCGATAGAGGCGTCGCTTATCGCTTCCAGATAGGCCAGAAGCGTTTTCGGGCTGATCCCGTAGTCATCCGGGGAGAACTCCATGCACTGGCCCGGCTTCAGGAGCAGGAGCCAGTAGGCGATGCGCTCTCTGGTGGAGGCTGTTTTCATTCTTACTCCCGCACCGATGGTGCGCATTTAACGGTATTACGTTGATCCCACGCGTCCAGCTCTGCTTCGTCGTAGAGAACCGTCTTTCCGATTTTGCAATAAGGGGGGCCAATGCGAAGCGATCTCCAATTGCAAAGCGTTCTGACTGAAATCAGCCCCCGGTACCGGTCTGCTACTTCGTCCTGCGTGAGATACCTTTTCTTGCTCATCCTGATTCGCTCCTGTTGCTGTTTCAGCAACGGTATTAACAAGGGCGAAACAGTCTGAAAAGGGGGAAGCGTGAACTTCCCCACCATCCTACTTATTCGCCCCAGGCTTCAAACCAGGCCTGTTCCGGCGTGCGACCGGCGTCATAATCCTCGCGCCAGGCTTCGGCGTCGGCAGCGCTGCCGCCTTTTTGTGTGGCTACCTTTCGCAGCTCGGCGTACCACTCTTCCCACGAAACAAATTTTTTGGTGATTTCCACGATATTCCCCTTATGGGTTGTTATTGAGCCAGTAATTGCCGGTTACGCGCCTTTCCCGCTCCGGGACGTGGCAAGACGAACGCGCTGATAGACCTCACTGGCAAAAACACGCTCATCGCCTTCCGGGCAGGCTGCGAAATACTCATAGGCGGCCTTCTCACAGGCGCGGTGCTTCGCCAGGAAGTCCTCTTTCAGCGCCTGCAGCTTTTTGCGCTCTTCCGCTTCGCGCAGCTGCTCTTCGGTCGGGTGACGAACCCACAGACATATAGGGCCGTCTTCCGTGTCGTAAATTGACACGATAAACCAGCCTTCACCCTGGGGCTTAGATGGTTGCCACACAAGAATATCTATATCGCCAGCGTCGTAGCGCTGATTGGCATCTTCCGCACCGATCCCGTCATCACCATCAAGACAGTGAATCGCATACTGCAACCCCTGAGCGGCGATCCAGTTATCAAACTGCTCATTGGTTTCAATTTCCGGCATATCCGGGTGGCACCAATAGCCATAGCTATCGCGCTGCGGCTCCATCGGTTGAATCTTTTGCATGTTTCCCCCTTTGTGGGTTGTTATTGGCCGGTATCCGGCATCAGAGAGACTTCAGGCGCTCCAGCACGTCATCGGCGGTGTGACCGTCCCACTCCTTACCCCTGCGCAGCTGGCGAACACCTTCGTTGAAGAATTCGATCTCTGACACCGGTAGGTGATATGTCGCCGGGCCTGCGGGTGTATCGATGCCAGCGATAATCCAGCCATCCCACACGCTGCCGTCATGGTGTTTGAAGCTCCACCATGATTTATCCTGGTGAGCGCGCATCAGGGTAGAGAACAGGCGGACGCGGTGCGCGTACAGCTCATCGAACGTGTGATAGCCGTCCGAGATCTGGCCGGTGGAGATCCCCTCTGGAAGATTGAAGCTGGCCTGCTCCGGGGTGAGTGACATACCAGCGCCTGCAGGCAGTGCGATCAGAACGGTAGGGGTGCCTTTTTTCGTCTCTTCGGCACTCGCGCACTCTTCCAAATCGCGCTCGTCTTTTGTGGAGGCATACAGCAAAATACGATTGCGAGCGATGCGCTCAGCTTCGTCTTTCGGCGTGCCAAGGCTTCCGCACCACACAGATTTTTCGGTCTTAGAACCATCATCCCAGTAAATCCGTGCCTCCATTCTCAGCTGGCCGTCAATATCCTGGATCTCGCCAAAGGAAACGATTTTCAGATGCGAAGGGAATTTGGCGTACTCTTTTTTGCTGGCTTTGAACGATGAACCCAGATTTACCCCTTCTGCGACGCCGGTAGATCCAGCATGCATAGCCAGGACGTTATTGCCGGGAACCACCAGACCGGCAAGCGGATTGGCTGCTGGATCCGCTTCAACGGTATAGCTGTTGCCTAACTGGTCGTAGGCTTCGTTCACCTTCCGGGCCAGCGCCTTCACGTCGATGCCCATGAATTTTTCTGCCGAAGGCGCACACTCAGCCATGATGTAAAGCAGCGAGTGAAGCGTTTCGCGCTTTTGCTGTGCGATACGGCTTTCTTCAGTGTCTTGAACAATATTTTCGGTAGTCATGCCTTTCTCTTTAGCCCCTGGGGGCGGTGGTTGATGATAATGTTTCAGGTGGTAACGGATGCCTGGCCCCGTCAACCTATGCGGTTAAGGGGATCGAGACGCTTAATCTCTTCTTCCCGCATGCGTACCTCCCGGTTAACCTGCTTCTGAGCTTTTAAGTGCTTCCCGTAGCGTTTCCTGCGCTGTCTCCCAGTCCTGCTCCAGCGCCTCCTTTATAGCCCGGTATAGCCATTCAGCATCCTGCTGCCAGTCGTCTGCTCGTCCTCCCTCGCGGCTGGCCTCTTCTTCTGCTTCAGCTATCCGGTCCCGAAGCTCTAACTCGACCTCATCACGCACTTGCTGGCGAATGCGGTGGCGCATTAGTTCGACCACTTCTTCCAGCGGGATGACTCCCAGTAGCTGCTCCGGGTCGGCGTTTGAATATTTAAGAACCAGCGCCTGGCACATTGTCACCAGCCTTAGCCGCGCGCTCAGCTGCGGCGTATTCACTTCCGAGAATTTCCACGCCACCGGCTTCAGGTTTCGGCGTGGCCCCAGTTTCGACGTAGATCACGTCGCCATGACGGAACGAGGCGAAGCCGCAAAACATGAGGTTGCCCCAGTCCAGACCGATAGACTCATAGAACGCTTCGCGGTCGGCTGTGATATGCGGCCGCTGGTCATTCCACAGCTGCCACAGCGCCTCTGATTCACGTTTCAGTGCTGCAGGCACCTTAACGCGCGGCTGCTGCGCGTAGCCGTTCTTGCTGGTGGGCTTCGTCCACAGGTCAGCGGCAACGTACACATGGCCGTCGAAGCGAACGCCATAAAAGCGCCAGTCGCACATGGTCTTTTGATAGACCGGTTTGCCGTCAAACAGGGCCGCAAACGTCGATCCCTGCTTCTTCAGCTCTTCTTCCTGGCGCACCATTTCATCCCAGGCGGCCAGGGATTCAGCGCTGGTAAATTTCCAGTAGCTCATTCATCCTCCAGATCATCTACAGCGCTCATCACATCAGAACCGCGAATAACTTCGAAAGCCCGGCAAGCCATCGTGAAGCACAACCGCTCATGAGGGTGCGGAGATTGCCAGTATTTAAAGCCTGGGCGATGCGTGTAGCCCTGCATCGCATAGAACTCGCCCGCCAGCTCGATAGCGGCATCCACCAGTTCCTGATTAGTCATTGGTTCCTGGTTCATAACCCCTCCGAGACTTCACCGATAATGTCGTCGTCGCCGTGGTGCTCGTGGCGGCTCGATGTCGGATGCGTCAGCGCATACGTCAGCGTGAATGCTTCCCCATCGTGATAGCCGAACCAGTTAGCGGTAGCTGATACGATGGTCCCCCGTACTTCTTTGCCGCGATGGTCGCGGTAGTTCACCTTTGCGCCGATGTGATATTTCGGCTGGGCCGGTGCGCCCAGGTGTCGTTTTTTGAGCATACCCCTCCCGTCAAATGAGAGTAAAAAAGACGGCGGCCGCCGAACCGCACACGATGGTGATAGCCAGATCACTCCAGAAAGTGCGGCGCTCTTTTGCATCGCGAAAGCGGGATGCATCGATCATGAGCTGACGATTATTCATTTTTTTCAGCCCTTCTCATTCCAGCGCTCAGCGGCACGCGCTGGCTGCTTACTGATTGGACCGGAACGCCCACAAGCGGAGCAGCTGACGTAATACTTTGTCTTGCCACCCTCGCTGGTGATGTTCATTTTTGGCGTAGCACCGCACTGGCAGTGCAGCTCTGGCAATTTTTCCACAATAGACCTCAATTAAATTCGTCAATATAAAGCCCGGCAGCGATAAGCCTCGCCCGGCGTTTTGCGCGCTCAGTGTTGAGGCGCTTGGTTTCCTTACTGGCGGTGAGGAAGGTCTTTCGCGTGTATCGAGGCGTTTCGCCGCTCGGTGTTACCCGCCTCGGCTTGCGCTCCAGGCTGTAAGTCCTGTCTCTGCCGCCGTCCGGCAGCTGGAACCACTCAGACGCTTTGATCGAGCTGGTGGCTTCATCAGGTTTCCACTTCGAGGCGATGTGGTTCATCTGCACTCTGGTGATACCGAAAATTTCCGCCAGCTCGGTGCCGGTGGCTGGGCCTTTGGATAAGCGCCACGCCACCCGCTCTTTAGTGCCCGCCAGGCTGGTGGTCTGATCCCCAGCCCGGCGGTAAAAGGCTACCCGCTTCATCAGTATGCCGACGGGTAATAGATATCGTCTGCATCGCAGGCATCGAGCAGCAGCAGGCTGTCGCCGTAGTACAGAGCGCCTACCAGCTTTTCGAACTTGCTGCGGAATTGAACCGGTTTTTTCCCCAGCGCATCGCTGCCGTCAAGTTGGCCGGTATAAAGCGAACCAACCTCATGACCTTCATGCAGTACCAGAATGTCTTTACGATCTTCACGGGTGGTCAATTTACGGAAACAAAGGTATGTTTCGCACTGGAAGTAATGCGTCTTCTCCCGCGATGTGCTCCATCGCGATGACTCGTATGGTTGCTTTTCAAGTCCTATCTGGAAGTAGTTTTGCTGCCAGTCTTCATCCGGTTCAGCAATGATAACCTGCGGGCGTTCCCATCCTTCATGCGCCGCCTCTTCCTGGTGCTCTTCGATGTATGCAGCCCACAGGTCAGACGCTTTGATATATTTCGGCGTTTGATCCTGCTCAATGAAGTCTTTCACCAGCTCCTGCATCTGCGTTACCAGGCGGTCGCTGACGGCATTGGTTTTCCACTGCTCATCGAGCGTGCGCGCCAGCAGGAGGTTATAGCGAGGGAGATCGACAATTTCGGTGATGTTGGCTGGCAGTGCTTCTTCCAGCGCCTTTTTCACCGCGTCCGGGAATTTGCCCCAGCGGAACGTGTCTTTGATGGCGTTTTCGTACAGATCGCGAACGTGCTTAGCGACCATTTCATTGAACTCGGTAGACGCTTCAAACTGGCGGCAGTGCTCATTGATGGCATTCGCCAGGCTGGTAGAAATATTGTTTTCGGTAGACATATCCTTTCCTCAGACAGAAGCCGGGCCGATGTAGGCGAAAGAATTCACGTTGAGCACTTCGACGCGGATCCCCAGGTCGTTCGCGATAGCCTGGCGGGCCGCGAAATAGCTTTCGGTATTGCTGATAACCGGCAGCAGCAGAACGCCGTCATGATGGACGGTGCCGCGTGCGTTGTTGAACCATGCGGAGTAGTGATAGACCGCTATTTCATTTCCCATTGCCTTTCCTTACTAATTTTCCGGTTGCGGTATCGAAGCGGTGATCGCTCTCGAATGGCCTGATACGGTGATATCTCCGGGGAGGCTCGTTCACATAGGTGAGCTTGCCCGGCGTAAAAATCGCGATGTCAGCTATTTCGAAGTGGGCGGCCACCTTGCGGATCATATCCTGCAGGTCGGCTTCTTCTGCGTGCTGCCATACAGCGGCGCGTCCCACTTCGATTTTCATCAGAAGCGCGCCGCCCGAAGCTCCAGCACTTCGGATAAAGCCTTCATTGTGGACAGCTGCACCGACAGCAGGCGCTGGTCAGCGGGCAGAAGAACCCGGAAGACAGGCCCAGCGATATAGTCAGAAAGTTTGTGAATGCGCCCGTTCAGCTCGTTCTTCTCTTCCAGTAAGCGCTGCTGCCATGCCGGACGCGTGCTGTCCTGGAAGGTGAGGGTTTCCGTTCCGTCCGCTTTCTGCGCGAGCACGGTTCCATTGCTATCTTTGTCGATGATGAGCGAATAGCCAGCCTCAAAGGCCGCCGCCGGTGAGTAGGACAGATATCCGTCCTCATAAGCCACGAGATAGCCGCCAATATCCGGGTTATGTTTATTAAGCCACCCAGTTGGCGCAAAAAGCCATTTATTAACCACCCCATCAACATCAAGAAAAATGGCATCTTCATTGGGGTTGCGGGCGGTCGCAAGAATCTTGCCAGCGCGAACTACCTTATGGCATTTGTACTGCGGAAGTTCATTAACGTTCATACCTTTCCTTAGCCCTGTAGGGCGGTGAATTTTCTGCGTGTTGGTCCGAAGAGGATACCTTCCGTCTTCGCTTTATAAACAACCTGACCTTTATCTTTCCCCAGCGCGTCGGCTATTTCTCTCGCTGTCATCCGCGCTGCATTCTTGCGTAAGAAGCGGATATCTTCGTCTGGCCACCGGGTAAAGCGGACGCCCATCCGCTCTGCTTTGCATCTTACGCCCTCTGCTGTGCGCTTCAGGCGCAGCCCGATGTATTCAGCAGAGAACCGGTGAGCATTGGAGGCCAACCAGGCCTTTTCCTCGTCGGTCCAGCGCCGCGCACCTTGCGGCATAAATCCCCCTTTTGACGGTGATTATGTGAGCGGTCATCATTTAACCGCTGCAATCCTGTGTTGCTATATTAGAACAATATATTTGAGAACGGCAACACTTTTAGGCGTGTTGCGTGAAATAAATCCTACGAACCCAATCGACTTTCATACTCTGCCTTGCGATGCCCGCCGCGCCGGTGACGTTGTATGTCCCGCGCTGATAGCCCTTCGAAAGCGTGCCGATTATCTTGTCTCCGCCCTCGACGTGCGCCACGCAGTAGCTGCCGATCTCGTCGCTGGCATCCACCCTTGGGCCGACAAAGAACACCCATCCATCCAGAAAGGAGAACGGCGTATTCGCTGTGCGGGCCTGGATGGCGACGGTATCCGGCGGCAGGTCTGCTATCGGAAGTGGCACCCGTTCCCGAACGTCATCAGGGACAGGGGAGACGGTCAAATCCCCTTTCAGGAAGCCGATCACTTTGGCGTACTTCCGCTCACCCCGCACTTCCTCGATACCGGCATTCACCATGACCTCAACCACCGGTACGCCGAGCATTCTGGCGATGGTTGCGGCTTCTGCCAGCTGCATGCGCCGGTACCCGCCGAACGTTCTGGAGAGCTGTGACGGTGAGCAGTTCATTTCCCTGGCGATGGCCCGAAGGGAGATCCGGCGGTCTTTCATCAGGTCGTCAAAATATTTTTTGTTCACAGGCATACGCGCCTCCCGGTACTTCACTTTGGATCACGTTCCTACCCGTTGCGTTGCTAAATTGCAATCATGCGTTTGCTTTTGGCATTATTTTTTGCCAACATAGTTGCTATGAGGACAACACGGCGAGGCAATATGACTTTTAAATCGATTAACGACATCACCCCGATCACGCTGCGGCAGTACCGCAAAGAGAAGGGCATTTCTCAGCGTGATTTCTGGGAGGCCATCCACGTATCGAAAGGTACGGGATGCCGGATTGAAAGCGGGCAGAAGATACTGACGGATTCGCTGCGTCTTCTGGTTCTTGAAACTTACGGGGAGAAAGATGATGCCGTGACTAAGGCAAGGAAATTACTTGCTGAGGCTGTGGCTCTTCTTTCGCCTGGTACACCAGAAGTCAATGAGGTGAAGAAATGAGCGGAGATAGCATATTTGCCCTGTGCATGACTGTGGCGGCCGTATTTTTCGCTATCGGCTACTTCAGTGGGCGTTCTGACGAGCGCGATGCGGAAATTCGCCGCGCCATCGTGAAAAAATGCAGCCGTAAAGGCTAAGGCGGAACCGTGGCAACGAAACACCGCACTAAATCAGATAACGAGTGGATGGCGGCCATCACCGAGCTGGGCTGTATCGCCTGCCTGGTGCAAGGGACGCCGGGAACGCCCGCCGAAATCCATCATATTCGGGCGGGCCAGGGGCGCGGGCAGCGCAGTGATCACCAGAAAAGTCTGGCGCTTTGCCCGGCGCACCATCGCGGCACGCATCACCCGGACATTGCCAGCATCCACATGGCGAAACGCGCCTTCATCGAGCAGTTCGGCACCGAAGAAGAGCTGTATGAACGTACCCGGCAAGAGCTGGGATTAACTGACTAACCGAGGAAAGGTTATGGAATTTGCGAAGCAATTTAACGAAGCGGCACAGAAAGCGGTACTGACCAAGATCGAAAGCGGCGAGTGGGTGGATTTCCCCTGGATGGAGACGCTGATTAAACAGTCAGTGCGCACGGCGCTAACCACTGTGGTTACAATCAATCCTCTCAGCAAGATGCTGGAGGAAACGCCGCGCGACATTTGCGGGTGCCCAGCTGGTTTTTGCACCTGCCATGACAAGCACGTACTGACCGAAACTCCACCGTGCAAGGTATTTTCTTCGCAGGAACAGATTGCAGAAGCCGCCAAAAAACACGGCATCAATCCCGATGTGCTTGCGCAAATGGCATGGGCGGAAAGCGCTGAAAATAAGCGCCCCATCGGCGGTGTGGTCGAGGTTCCCGACTCCTTCGAGTCCGATAGCTTCGCCCATGAAGACGGTTATGACTGGCGCATAATGGTTTCCGACCGCAATAAAAACCATCGCAACAGCTGGGTGGAAAACTTCAGCCGCCCGCCGACACAGGAAGAGTTTGATCACCAGTTCCGCCACTTCCAGGCCCGCACTCACTACGTCCACGTAAACCAGTGGGTGAACGGTAACTGGACGACGATCACCGCCGACTACGTGCCGGGCTGGAACAAAGAGAAACCGGAAGAAACCTTCACCGCTACCGACGAATGGCCGGAAGGGAAGAAGTACCGCATCAGGTTCCACGATCAGCGCATTGGCCGTGAGAACTATGTTTATTTCGACGGCAAGCCGGGCGGCATTGTGCTGGCGAAGTATCACTCTGCGAAGTGCTTTGCCGTAGTGGAATCACGCCCTGAAGGCATTTAACGATGAGATTTACCGAAGAGGAATTCAACCAGCTGCAGGCCCGCCAGGAGAAGAGCAAAAGTCCGAAGAAGCCCACCAGCAAAGATAAATTGCAAGCGCTGGGCAGGCTGAAAACTGGGCAGATGAACAAAACCGAGTCCCGCTTCCACGCCGAGTGGATCGCACCTCGCGTCCTGGCTGGTGAAATAGTGTGGTGGTGCTTCGAGGCTATCACGCTGAAGATTGCGGACGACTGCCGGATCACCATTGATTTTTTCATCATGCTGTCGAGCGGCGAGCTTCAGGCCATCGACGTGAAGGGAAGCTCAGCAGTGGTGATGGATGATGCGCTTGTGAAGCTGAAAGTTGCTGCTGACAAGTTCCCCTGGCCGGTTGCGATGGTTATGCCGAAGAAAAAAACTTACGGTGGAGGATGGGAATTTAAATGGGTGAAATAAGCACTACTGAATTTGTTGGCCCTGTTAGGAAGCGCGGACAAAGAAGTTTCGTAAATATTCGCGAAAGGCTGAAGAAGTACAGCTCTATTGCTTCAAATGGCTGCATTGAGTGGAATCGGCGGACTAATAAAGACGGCTACGGCACCGTTTCTTACAAGTGCCGCAGCTGGCTGGCTCATCGTCTAACCTGGACGCTTGAGCGCGGGGAAATACCCGATGGGGTGAAGGTTTGCCATACCTGCGATAACCCTAAGTGCATCAACATCGACCACCTGTTTTTAGGGTCACAGGCCGATAATGTTGCGGACATGATCGCGAAGGGGAGAGGGGTTAGCCTTGGAATGCCCGGCGAAACTCACCCTAACGTAAAGCTGTCTGCGAAGGACGTTGCTTATATCAGAAACGAAATCGCGAATAGAAAGCACGGGAAAGACGGGACAAATTCCCGACTGGCGCGCGAGCTGAATGTTTCCGAAGCCGTTATCAGCAAAATCGCTAACGGCAAACTCTGGCAAAATTTTTAGGCGCACGGTGTTGCTGTTTTAGCAACGCGCGGTGCAGATTAGCAATATGATTCGCCGTAAGGCGATAGGGAATGTTCATGCAACCAAACTACCTTTCGACGTTCAAGCCAGCCCTGAATCATGAGCCTGGCGGTGTGAAGGTCATTCAGGTCGGCAAACACGTCGTGGCCGTTGCCGTGGGTACCTACCCGCTGGATCTGAGCCAGCAGGCCCGCGACATTCACCAGTGGCTGGTGGAGCAGGGCGGCCCGGTGCTGGTGGGCGACGTCATCAAGAAGCACGGCTACAAGCTGAAGCGCCCGTATGGCATGCCGGACACAAAGACCCTGCGCGGCTTCCCCCTGGAAGAGCTTTACGACCACTCGCTGGTGTACATCGAGGAAGAGCGCCGCCCGGAAGAGGGGGAAGCTGAATGAAGCGCTACTCCCTGATTTATGCCGATCCGCCGTGGAACTACCAGAACAAGGCCAGCAACGGCGCAGCCAGCGACCACTACGACACAATGAAGATCGAGGACATTAAGCGCCTGCCGGTGTGGGAGCTGGCCGCCGACGATGCCGTACTGGCTATGTGGTACACCAGCACGCACATCGAGGAGGCCCACCAGCTGGCGAAGGCCTGGGGCTTCGACGTGCGCACCATCAAGGGCTTTACCTGGGTGAAGTTCAACGAGCTGGCGGACGAGCATTTCAATAAGGCGCTGCGCGAAGGCCAGATCCAGGACTTCTACGACCTGCTGGACATGCTGAATAAGCAATCCCGCATGAACGGCGGCAATTACACGCGCGCCAACACTGAGGACGTGCTTTTCGCGGTTCGCGGTGCCGGTCTGGAGCGCCAGGCGCGGAACATCAAACAGGTGGTTTACAGCTGCCTGGGTGAGCACAGCGCAAAACCCTGGGAGGTTCGCCACCGACTGGAGTTGCTTTATGGCGACGTGCCGCGCATCGAGCTTTTCAGTCGCGGCGACGCGCCAGGATGGGACCACTGGGGCAACGAGAACCCCCGTAATGATATCGCCCTGCTGCCCGGCACCGTCATGGGTATTGATTGGGCCAACGACAACAACCCCCTCAAACGGGAGGCATGATGAAAAAACTTCAGGCTTTCAAGCAAAGACAGGGACACGATATCGGCGGAGTGCGTCCGGTAATGATTCCCGATGACGCCGGGGAGTGGGTAAGCCGCCACGATGCAGAGCACCAGATTGAACACATCAGCGCCCAGCGCGATGAGCTGCTGTCTGCGCTGGAGGATGTTATCGCTATGGCACGCTCTTTGGGTGACGTTCAGAACGCATACATTGAAGAAACTGTGAGCGACTTTATCGAAGGCGATATCGAAGATCTGATTACCAGCATCAAAGGCGGTGCCGAATGAACAACGAAATCGAGCAATTCAAAGCAGAAAACGCACGCATGTGGCGCTCTCTGGTTATCGCGATTGTGGTCTGCGTGCTGGGGTTTTGGGTGCCGGGAGCAATCCTGGCGGTGAAAGTCATTGAGCTGATTAAGCAGGTGACGCCATGAAAATGATTCAGTGGCTTTTCCCCGGCTGGTGGCGGTTGTTCAACGAGTTTCAGGCAGATGCAATGCGCTTGAGCGCAGAAAATTGCCGCCTCAGAAACGAAAACAGTCGCCTGAAGCGCGGCCTACATGCCGCCCACCTTGCTGCGACGTTGCCGAATGTAAAGGCTGGCATCAATCGTCTTGAGTACATTGCGAAGGCTTCACAGGAAGCTCTTACCGGGCAGGTGAAACCATGAAAGAACAAACCCCACTGGAGCGCCTGCGCGCGATAAACGTAGAAAACGAGCGCCGGGTAATGGTCAATATCGGCACGCTCAAAGCTGCGCGCAGCGAGATACAGGCCCACGTCAAACTGAACGGCAAAGGCATCATGACGGATATCGTCCTGACCCAACTGAATAAGGCGATTGGCGATGACAATTAAAATCACACCAGAAGCAGTGAAAGAGCGTATCGCGGCCCTGGAATCTGCTGGCGAGCTATCGCTTAAAGAGCAGTTTTATCTGGAAGCGCTGCGGCAGCTGGTGGCCTCAGTGGGCAGCTATCCGGTGGCGCTTCAGCCCGAGCTGGCAAATTATCCGCCAGCGCCGGTAGTCAGCGCAGACCTGCTTCATACGGCGGCATCAGCAATTGAAGACCTGCTTACCACTAAAGACAGGACAGGTGCAGGTGTGTGGTTCGACTTGCCATTCCGGCTCCGCTCGGCGGCTAACGCACAGCCAGCGCCGGTAGCTCCTGTTTGCACCTGCCCCAGCGGCGATGGTTCACTGCGCTGGCCGTGTCCGGTCCATCCTGGCAACTCTCCGGTAATTCCGGATAGCTGCACTTGGCACTGCGAAGAAGACATAAACAACTGGCACAGCGATTGCGGCTATCAATTCCAGTTCATGGAAGACGGCCCGGAAGAGAACGGCGTGAAGTTCTGCCCTAAGTGCGGGAAGAGTGTTGCTGTTTCGGCAACGGAGGGCACAGAAGAGTGACAAGCAACACGATAAGTTATGGCTCTGTGTGCAGCGGCATCGAAGCGGCCAGCGTGGCGTGGGAAGTGCTGGGCTTTAGCCCGGCATGGTTCTCTCAGTTCGATCCTGAGCACAAATACAAAAACGGCCCTGACTTTCCGTCTGCCGTTCTGGCGCACCACTGGCCTGAAGTGCCCAACCTGGGCGACATGACCAAACTCGCCGCCAAAATGCGCGCAGGGGAAATGGACGCGCCGGATATCCTTGTCGGCGGCACGCCATGCCAGGCGTTTTCTGTGGCCGGTGCTCGCGCTGGCCTTTCAGACCCTCGCGGTCAACTCACTATTTCATACGGAGAATTAGCGGATGCCATCGACGACCGCAGAGCAGCAGCAGGAATTCCACCAGCTATTATCGTCTGGGAAAACGTTCCCGGAGTCCTCAGCTCAAAAGATAACGCTTTCGGAGCCTTCCTTGGACTGCTTGCCGGCGAAGACTGTGAGCTACAACCACCAGGGAAGCGCTGGGAGAACGCTGGTTATGTGCGCGGCCCCAAAAGAACAATCGCGTGGCGGATCCTTGATGCCCAATATTTCGGAGTGGCCCAACGACGCCGCCGTGTGTTTGTTGTCGCAAGTGCTCGAACCGATATTGATCCCACCAAAATACTTTTTGAGTCCGATGGCGTGCGCCGGGATATTGCGCCGAGCAGAAGCGCGGGGAAGGCAGCTTCCCCCCTTACTTCAAACTGCATTGGAGTCCGTAGCGCAGACGATAACCGGGGACAAGCAGGACACCTGATTGCAATGGCGCACGGACAGGGCGGAGCCGAGATTAAAACGGACGATTCCGCGCCTACGCTCACCTGCAACCACGAAGCGCCGATTGTCGCCAGTTGCTTTACTGACACCAGGGGAGATACGCGGGGTTCTGGCATTCAGTTGACAGGTGATATGGCAAATACATTGCATTGTGCCAAAGGGATTAGTGAGCAGCAGATAGTTTCGATTGTGTTCAGCAGTAACGGACACGCTTCTTTTGCACCTGGAGTGAGTGCTCTACGCGCAAAATCTGGCGCAGACCATGAGACGCTGGCGGTTGCATTCCAGCCTGGAAACTGCACTAGAGCCGCTGGAGCGGCTCCGAGCGAAGAAGTCTTCCCGACGCTGAAATCTGACCACGGCAGAGGAATGAGTGACCAGTTTCCACACATTGCCTACGGCATCCGCACAGCTAACACAAGCAGTAATGGCTGGGGCGTCCAGGAGAACATCACTCACACACTCGACACGGCACAAGGGATAGCTGTTTCCCATCAGATGGCAGTTCGTCGCCTAACGCCAGTGGAGTGCGAGCGCCTTCAGGGATTCCCGGATAACCACACACTAATCCCTACAGAGAAGCGCAAGCAGATCACCGCTGAGGAATACGCGTACCTGCGCCACCATTTCCCGAACATGACGGCGGAGGAAGCTCACCGCCTGGCGGCTGACGGGCCTCGCTACAAGGCTATTGGAAATTCAATGGCAGTACCCGTGATGCGCTGGATAGGAAACAGGATCCTTTCAGCTATTCACGCGGCTAGTGTTGCTATTACAGCAACTGAATAATCAAAACAGCAATGGATCGCCGCCGTAGAGCGGCTAAGGCAAAAGCATGAGCAAACGATTTGGTCGAAACCAGCGCCGGAAAATGCGTGAGAAAATATATGGGCTGGAGCTTAGGCTGTATGAAATTCGCCTTTGGATGGAGGAAAACTCACTTCGAGAGAAATCCATTCCGAAAGCACACCGTTCGCACCGCACGTATTTCGGTGGTGAGCAGTGCATGAGTTGTGGGGCCATGCTCGGTGGAAAGGCTGCTTCTGAGCCTTGCATGGGGCCGGATCCTATGCGTCAGCAGAAGGAAAAATACGACGCGCTGCTGGCCTGCCTGTACGACGATCCACTTAGCAACACGGTCAAGGTTGACCAGGATCGTTTCAGAGCTGCGTTCATGAAGGGGGTGCGCCTATGAAAGCAATCTCCATCCGCCAGCCCTGGGCGTGGCTCATCGTCAACGGCTTTAAGGACATTGAGAACCGGAGCTGGGACACGAAGTATCGCGGCGCGGTTCTGATCCACGCCAGCGCAGCAAAGCCGTCGATGGATGACCACCGCGCGGTAATCGACATTCTGCTGAAAAACAAGCTCTACGATGTAAATTTCCCCAGCTGGAACGATTTCAGCGTGCCGCAAAACTGGCCTGGGCACAAAGGGATCGAGCGCGGCGGCATCGTCGGCTATACGCACATCACCGGCACCACACGCGAAAGCGCGTCGCCCTGGTTCTTTGGCCCGGTAGGCTTCCAGCTTTCCGGCTCGAAGCCGCTGCCTTTCCAGCCGTTGAAAGGCCGATTGAGCTTCTTCGAGACTGGCTACGGCGTTGTGGCCGCCGGTCGCAAGGAGGCGCTGATCCCTGAGCTGAACTTGTCGGGGGTGATATGAGCTTCCAGGCAATGACATGGGCCACCGAGCAGGAGCTGAAGGCAAACGAGAAAATCGTGCTGGTGATGCTGGCCAACCGCTGCAACCACGATACCGGGCGCTGCGATCCGGCACATAAGCGCCTGGCGCGCGAATGCGGCATGAGCCTGTCAACGTTGAAGCGCTGCATCGAGAAACTGGAGGCTGCTGGCCTGCTGACCATCGAGCACAGAGAGCTAAACGGCGTCAGTCTGCCGAACCAGTATCACCTGCATCTTGACGTCAGTTCACAGAGAACCCACCCAGTTCAGAAAAAGACTGGGGTAGGTTCAAAATCAGGGGGAGTGGTAGGGTCACAGACGGCTGACGGGTCGGTTCACAGTGAGCTACAAAACAGTAATATTAACCAGGAAGTAGAACCAGGAAGTGAACCTTTAACCGGTGCGGGAAATCCCGCCCCGGCCGCTGGTGGTTTTAACGTGCCTGCAGTGTTGTCGGAACAGCAACAGCACGACGAAAGGAACAACGGCCCCAGCTACGAACGGATCCGGGAAGTCTTTTGGGAGTGGTTCGACGCTGCATACCTGACACGCTACGGCACCACCTTCCCGCGCAATGCCAAAACCAACACGCATGTGAAGGAGCTGATTAAGCGGCTGGGCAAGGAAGCGCCCGGCGTTGCCCGCTTCTACGTCCAGAACGTGAATGAGTCCTATGTCATTCGCCGCATGCACACGCTGGAGCTTCTGGTGAAAGACGCCGAGGTATACCGCACCCAGTGGATCACTGGCCGGACAATGACCGCTGGCCGCGCCCGCCAGATTGACAGCACTCAAACCAACGCGAATGCCGCCGATGAAGCTATCCGCATGCTGAGGGAGCGGGAGGGCAGAGAATGACGCTCGAAGAGAAAGAACACGTCCTGCGCACGCTGGTGGCGACCGCCGAAGTGATGGGGGGTGAAATGAAGCCCACCACCGCGCTGGTGATGGCGCAGGATCTGGATGAATACCCTTTCCACGAAGTGATGACCGCGCTGAACCGCGTCCGGAAGGAGGCGACCGGCAGACTGACGCTGAAGGCGATCATCGACATGTTGTCACCGGGCAGGGACTGGCTGTCCGCTAATGAGGCTTGGTCACTGGCGCTGCCAGCCGCTGACGAGCGAAACACGGTGGTGTGGACCAGGGAGGCGCGGGACGCTTTCAATATCGCACTGCCGCTGCTGGAGGAGGGAGACAAGATCGGGGCGCGCATGGCCTTCATTGCTGCCTACGACCGCAGTGTATCAATCGCAAAGGCAGCTGGTGGTGCTCCTAACATCGAGGTTTCCGAAGGATGGGATAAGCAGCTGCGTGCCGTCGCTGTCGATCAGGCTGTTAACCGTGGGCTTTTGCCTCCGCAGCGCCAAGAGGATGCGCTGGCGCTGCCGAACCTAAGCCCTGAACAGGTGAAGGACAACCGCGCCCGCATGGCTGAGCTAATGCGAACCTGGCGTGAATCGATGCGCCAGGCGGAATACGATGCCGAAGCAGAGCAGGCCAGGCAGCGCCAGGAGGCGCGGCAGAAGTTTGAAGCGCACCGCGATGAGGTAGTTGCCCAGGCGCTGGCGATGGATGAAGAGCGAAAGAGGGAGGATGCCCCATAAAACGAAACAGGAGCGCTTACGGGCGCTCCTGCTGTTTATTCGTGGGGTTGGGTCACTGGTCTGGTTTTAAACTCGATGTAGCCGTTACAGATGCGCTCTATCAGCTCATCGCGTGTTACTCCCTCCTGCTTCGCCAGCTCCTGAATGACAGCGTTTGTCTTTCCTTTCAGCCACACGGTAGTTTTAACGTCCCCCTGATCCTGGCGACGTTTGGTGTAGCTCCGCGCTCGCAGCGCGCCGGGATTTGGTTTAGTCACATACCCTCCACGTCGATCATGCGTGCCAGTGCCGGGCCGGTGCCTTCATCAGAAACGGTGATGCCGGAAAGGCTCTGGCACTGCGCGCCAGGTATTTTCGCGTGGTCCAGCTCTTCCTGGCAGCGCTGGGCATTGGCCCACACATAGCCGGTAGCCAGCTGCTCGATGCAATCCGGCGTGCCAGCGTTAATTGAGCACGCCAGGACGATTGCGTAGCCGGTGACGGGGATCGTAATCATGACCGCTTACCCCGCTTCACCATTTTCTCGCAGAAGTCGATGCGGTTCAGGTAATACGGCACACGCTTCTCAGCTTCCCGGTGGCTCAACTGCTCCACGATCTGGATAGCGAAGCGCCACATGCGGATCGCGTATTCGTAATCGGTATCCTGCTCGCCCTTGCGGGCGCTTTCGACAAATCCATTCAGCTTTTCAATCAGGCTCTGATTTACTTCCAGCGGTGGCTGGCGTCTGCGCTGGGTGCGCGGTGTAGTGCTGTTCACATATGATCCTTAGCCCTGCGGGCTGTAAGAGGTTTTATCCGCGATATCCGGAGATAACGACGCGCCAGCCGCGACCGGCAGGGCGCACAAGTTTTGCAGACCAGCCGCCTTTCACCAGTGACAGGCAGTGACGCTCCGCGCCTTTGGCATCAGTGCCGTGGTCATGAATAATCGGGAAAACGCTTGGTAATTTTGGCATGTTGGCACCTGCTCAGTAATCAGCTCGAATTTCTCTCATAACATCTGCACGCGCTTCGTCAGCGCGTTCCAGCTCTTCCATGCTCAGCGTGAAACCTTTCTTTTCAGCTGCAGCGATGAACGTCTGACGGTCTTTCTGAGGCAGCAATTCAAGATGGGCGATGGCCATACCTAACAGCCGGGCCTCATAAATCTCATAGTACAGGCCACAGCCCTGGTAAGCCTGCTTATGCAGCCGTTCCAGCACTACATCGGCGCGGATAACATCGAATGGATTGCGTGATTTGATATTGGTTATAAAGCCATCAGTACGCAGAGCGGTGCATTCGGTAGTCATGGGTGTTACCTCGTTGTTATTGGCGCATATTGCGCGGTACAAGGTAATCATAATATAGCGTTAGCGGTAACGCCAGAAAAGTATTGTAAATATGCAATCAGATGGTGCGATATGGCAACAAAGCGCTTAGCAAGTGTTGCCTATCCACGGACAATAGTGGTCACGCATCAGGACACCATCCAGGCTATACCATGACAGATGCCGTCTATCGTCCGTCCGAAGCCAACCCATTTACCAAGCATGTACGCGCCAAGCATATCGAGAGCCAGGCCGATCTCTTCTTCCAGCTGCGCCGAACCGGTCCAGTCAACCCATTCGGTTAAGTCTGGACATTCCGTACGCCATTCAGCGCCCTGCACACGGAAAACACCGTTTGCCAGGTCTACCTGCTGCCAGTAAAGCCACCGCCCATCTATCGGCTTGAGTGTTTGCATTTCGTAACCCCTGTTTCTACAATCGCAACAAAGCGATCCGGGAGCGATTCCCGATGCATGCGGATATGTCAACCCGCAAGGACACGTTATGAACAGGAAACAAACCAAGACGCCTACAGCAAAGGCCACAAAGCTATCAGCACGCGATAAACGCTTTGTGGACGAATATCTAATCGATTTGTCACCGGAACGGGCTGCACTTGCGGCCGGTTATAGCGCCACCGTTGCCCGAACGAAAGCCTACATGTGGGTCAGCAATGGTAAGGTGAAGCCTCTGGTCTACGCTGCGATCCTGGCTGGCATGGAGAAGCGCTCAGAGCGCACCAAAATCACCCAGGACATGGTGTTACAGCGGTACTGGATGATAGCGACCGCCAACCCGAACGAGCTGACACAGCTGCGCCGGACGTGCTGCCGTCACTGCTATGGCATTGACCATGCATTCCAGTGGAAGGATGAGGCCGAGTTCGAGAACGCCAAAGCGCGCGAGGCTATGGCAGCACAACAGGAAGATAGGCCGCCACGCGATATCACCGATGAAGGTGGTTATGGATTCGACTCCTCACTCTCTCCGCACGCCAAATGCCCGGAGTGTCACGGCGACGGCCATCTGAGCACCTACTTTCAGGACACCCGCAACCTTTCACCGGCAGCGCTGGCTCTATTCGCAGGCGTGAAGCAGTCGAAAGAGGGGCTGGAAGTAAAAATGCATGACCAGAAAGCAGCGCTCGACCAGATTGCGAGGCACCTGGGCATGTTCAATGATAAGCTGACACTTAAAGGGGATGAGCAGAACCCATTGCAAGTTCTGCTACAGCAGCTGCCCGGCGCGCTTATCACCCCAGTTAAGCAGGACAAAGAGGATACTTAGTGTTTCGCGAGAGTGGACAGCCTATTCAGCTTTTTGGCGGTTTCAGGCCATTCGGCTTTGATGGACAGCGCCTGCGTGGCAAGTTCGACCACGCGGGAGGTGCCTTTCTGTTCCCACGTAAGGTAAGTCCGTCTGCTCACTCCCAGCTCTTCAGCTGCCCGTTCCTGGGACCAGCCCAGGCCATTGCGCCAGAGTTTCAGTTCAAATCCGCCCATATTCGATATCCTCAAAGTGAAATAAATGCACTTGCCTCACCGCATTATAGCGGTTTTCTGTGCAATATCTTCACATCGTTGCTTTTCGAGGGGGCGCGATGAGTTTGCAGGCGGCTAAACCCGGCTCAGTGCCGCTCGATTTCGTGCCATCGAACGATGACGAGCTGTTCCAGTGCCTCAGTGACCCATACTGGAGGCTGTGTTCCGGGCAGCTGTACAAAATCAAGACCAAACCGCGAGATGAGTTCGGGGAAGAGGATGAAAGCGAAGTCCGTATTGTGCCATTCAAGCCGAACCGGGCGCAGCGGAAGCTGCTGAAGAGACTGCACAAGCGCAACATCATCTTAAAGGCGCGCCAGCTGGGCTTCACGACGTTCATCGCCATCCTGTTTCTCGACTGTGCTTTGTTCGCCCCAGCCAATAACCCGACGACAGCGGCTATCGTAGCGCATAACCAGGACATGGCTGAGGAGATATTCAGGGACAAGGTGAAGTTCGGCTATGACAACCTGCCGGATGTTCTGCGTGCGGTGATGCCGCTGGTACGCGACCGCGCCGACGCGCTGGAATTCGCCCACAACGGCAGCAAGGTGAGCGTTGCCACCTCATTCCGTGGCGGTACGCTGACCCACCTGCACATTTCCGAGTTCGGTAAAATCTGCGCCAAGTTCCCTGACCGCGCCAATGAGGTAGTGACCGGCTCAATCCCGGCGGCTGAAATGGGCATGATTTTCATCGAGTCCACCGCTGAAGGCCGGGAAGGCGAGTTCTTCATGATGTGCCAGCGTGCGCAGAAGATTGCCGCCCTGGGGCGCAGGCTCACGAACAAGGAGTTCGCCTTCCACTTCTATCCCTGGTGGGAGGACATGCAGTACCGCATGGATCCGGAGCTGGTCGATATCTCGAAGACAGAGCACGAATATTTTGACGAGATAGAAGCCAAAATGGACACCATGATCGATATCGAGCAGCGGGCATGGTGGGTGAGCACGCGTGATAACGTCTATTCCGGCCAGGACGAAAAGATGTGGCAGGAATACCCCAGCTCGCCGGAAGAGGCTTTCCAGAAATCGACCGAGGGCTGCTACTACACCAAACAGATGGTCAAGATGCGCAAGGAGAAGCGCCTTACCACCGTACCGTATACGCCTGGCTATCCCGTCAACACGTTTTGGGACATCGGCAGTGGCGACGGAACGGCTATCTGGCTGCACCAGCACATTGGGCAGGAGCATCGATTTATCGGCTTCATTGAGGGCTGGGACGAACCATACGGCTATTACGTCCGGGAGCTGGACAAGCTGGGGTACGTTTGGGGCACCGACTATCTGCCTCACGACGGCAACCATGTACGGCAGGGGCAGAATGCCAACCTGACGCCGAAAGAAATGCTGGAGAAGGAAGGCCGCCGCCGCATCGAGATCGTTGAGCGCGTCAGCGAGCTGCAGCACGGCATCCAGATTACCAGGAACATGATGGCAACAGCCTGGATCGATAAGGATGCCTGCAAAGAGGGCGTTGCTCACCTGGATAGCTACCGGAAAAAATATAATGCCAGAATGCAGACTTTCACCGACCAGCCGGAGAAAGACGACGGTCACAGTGAGGCCGCCGACGCCTTCCGTCAGTGGGCGCAGGTGTACGGATCAGACCCGAACGCTGGCCGCCGCCGCACAAAGGCGAAGCCGAGACGAAATACTTCGGGTATGGCTGTGTGATAAGTGTTGCTATACTGGCAACGCATAAGACATAAACGCAACAGAGGGCAATCATGGCAGAGCACGTTTTAGACCTGACTCAGTACCATTTCGTGCATACGCGCGGGGATCTGACCATTTACGGTACATGGTACGGGGTCGAGCATCAGCCGTGCCTCGTTGTTGTTCCAACCTATCGCATCGGTGCTGACCGCTGCCGCCCGCTGATTATCGACCTCGATGACGCCTGGCAGTGGAACCCGGAAGACCCCCAGGCAATGCCGCAACTGAACCGCGTCATGTGCATGGCCTTCCTCGATATGAACAACATGGACACCGGCAACGTGTTCGCCGCCATGAAGATAGTAACCCTCATTCATGACCACCTGGGCGACCTGATCGCTATCCCTCCCAAGCCGACAACCGGCGTCGTCGTCGCAGATGCATTCCGCACCGACCACGACACAGGGAAAACCCATCACTCTGAGGTAATCGAACGTGTTTGATAAACCAGATACGGGCTTTGACCTGCGCGACGCCAGACATGTGCCGCTCGATGACTTACCAGACGCAGCATACGCCAGCGAGGAAGAGCGCGGGAAACCCGACCATGAATTAGACCATCCCGATATGGTCAATCGCTATGCGCGCCTCCTGGGAATATTCCAGGATGAGCTGGCCCGTCAGGCAGATAACCGCCAGCAGCAGGCCAGGGACGAAGATTTCTATGATGGCATCCAGTGGCGTGAGCAGGACGCAGCAGCGCTGAGAGAGCGCGGGCAGGTGCCGCTGGTCTATAACGTCATTGCCACCAGCATCAACTGGATCATCGGCACCGAAAAGCGCGGACGCACGGACTGGAAAATCCTGCCGCGCCGGAAAGATGCCGGTAAGGCCGCAGAGCGCAAGACCCAGCTCATGAAGTATCTGAGCGACATCAACCGCTCACCATTCCACCGCAGCCGGGCTTTTGAGGATTGCACGAAGGTAGGCGTAGGCTGGATGGAAGAAGGCCTGCAGCAGCCTGAAGACGGCGAGCCGGTCTATGACCGCTACGAGAGCTGGCGAAACATCCTGTGGGATAGCGCCTGCACAGAGCCGGACCTGTCAGACGCCCGCTATGTGTTCCGCTTTAAGTGGGTGGATCTCGATGTAGCCGAAGCGATGTTCCCTGACCGTGCTGGACTGCTGCGCATGTGTGCGCGCGCTGCCAATGACTGGGAGATCGACGACTACGGAGACGACGCTTCCGACAGCCAGGAACGCCTCAACGAGACATCGCACTACCGCAATGCCGTCACCACCTTCAAGCGCGAGCGGGTCCGCATCATCGAGGCTTGGCACAAAGTCACCGAAGAAGTGGAAAAAATGCGCGGTGGCGACTTCAACGGCGAGATCTACGACCCGGATGACCCGGCACCCGGCCACCAGGCTGACATTGAGGCTCAGCGAGGATATCCGGTCACTATTCCCCGCGCCATGCGTATGCGCGTCTCAATATTCTGCGTCGGTGGCATGCTTTGGGATGGACCAAGCCCGTACCGGCACAACTCATACCCGTTTACGCCTATCTGGTGCTATCGCCGTGGTCGCGACAAGCTGCCGTATGGCGTGATCCGTAACCTGCGCGACATGCAGGAAGATATCAATAAGCGTGCCAGTAAGGCGCTGCATATCATATCCACGAACAAAACCATCATGGACGAGGGTGCTGTAGACGATCTGGACGAGTTCAGGGAAGAGGTTGCCCGGCCGGATGCCGTTATCGTCAAGAAACAAGGCAAAGAGCTAATCATCAACGCTGACCGTGAGCTTGCGGCCTCTCACCTGCAAATGATGAGCCAAGCTATCGGCATGATTCAGCAGGTTTCCGGCGTCACCGATGAGAACCTGGGCCGCCAAACGAACGCATCAAGCGGTAAGGCCATCACGGCGCGCCAGGAGCAGGGCGGTCTGGCTACGGCGCTTATCTTCGACAACCTGCGTTATGCCGTCCAGGTGCATGGTGAGAAGCTGCTATCCGCCATCGAACAGTTCTACAGCGAAGAGAAGCAATTCCGCATCACGAACATGCGCAATACCCCGGAATACATCACCATCAACGATGGGGATCCGGACAATGATATCATTCGCTCGAAGGCTGATTTCGTCATTGGCGAAGAAGACTGGCGTAATACCATCCGCCAGGCGCAGACCGAAGAGCTTTTCGGCCTGCTGCAGCAGCTGGCACCGGTAGCACCGCAGCTGGCACTGGTCATGATGGATATTCTGGTCGAAGGGATGGATATCACCAGCCGTGAAGAGCTGGTTAAGCGTATCCGCCAGGTCACTGGTATGCGCGACCCGGACGCCGAAGAGCCGACCCCGGAAGAGATTGCCGCCGAGAAGGCCAAGCAGGCGCAGGCAGAGCTGCAGCAGCGGGCACAGCTGGCCGCCATTGCCAAAGACGAGGCGGACGCCGCGCTCAAACAGAGCAATGCGCAGAAAAACGCCGCGTCAGCTGGCAAAGAGCAGGCGCAGGCACAGCAGATCCTCGCATCAATGGCCGGTCAGAACGTCAATACCCAAAAAGCTGCGCTGGAAGCCGCACTTATGGCGCTGTCACAACCTGCCGCCGTTCCGGTAGCAGACAACATTCTCCATGAATCCAGCTTCCTCTCGCGGACAGAAGGCGAGGAAGAAGCCCGCCAGGCTGCAGTGATGCAGGCCGAGCAGCAACAGCAAGCCGCTGCCGAGCAGCAGGCTATGCAGGAGCAACAGGCCCAGCAGGAACAGGCCGCCCAGCAGCAACAGCAGGAACAGCAGCCCGCTGGCCTGCCTCAACCACAACCCCAGCAGTGAGGAAATTATGGCTGATATCGATGAAAGCATTCTGGCTAACCTGACCGAAGAAGAGCGCGCCGCCCTGGAAGCGCCGGATAGTGATTCCGAGCACCAGGAGGTAGATTTGGATCAGGTTGCCGCCCAGCAGCAACAACAGCAGGAAGAAGAGCAGGACACCGATCCGGACAAAAAGCCAGATCCGGAGAAAGATGGGAAGCCGGAAGAGCAGCAGCAGGAAGAGCAGCAGGGCCAACAGGAGCAGCAGAAAGCCCAGCAGCCTGAAGCACCGGTGCCGCAGCCGGTATTTAAGCCGGTGGCAACCGAAGAGCTGAAGGCTAAGTATGACGATATCGATAAGCGCGAAGAAGAGCTGATCGAGAAGTTCGAAGAGGGCGAGCTTACCACCCGCGAATATAATGCCCAGCTGCGCGAGCTGAACAAAGAGCGCGGGGATCTGGACTGGCAGCAGCGTAAAGACGAGTTGAACCGCGAAAGCGTCGAACAGCAGATCGAGCGCCAGTGGCAGGCCGATGTGAAGGCGTTTGCTGAGCGTCACCCTGAAATTTACGCCAGCGAAGAGGACTTTAAAGCCCTCGACCTGCTGGTGCAGAGCATCACAAAGGCAAAGGCAGAGCAAGGCCTTCGCTATGGTGAAGCTGACCTTGAGCGGGCGTATCGCATTTGGGCCGATGAGCGCGGAATTGCACCGCCGAAACCGGCGAGCGAAAATCCGAAGCAGGAGCAGGCGGCCCAGCAGCAGCCGAAGCAGCAGCAAAAGGCGCTGGATATCCCCCCGACACTGGCGAAGGTGCCAGCCGCCGCGCCGGAAGATACCGACGATGGCAAGTTCGCAGCGCTCGACCGCATGGCTGATAGCGATCCTCAGAAGTACCAGGAGACTATCGCCCGCATGAGCGCCGACGAATACGACGCATACACCCGTCGATAAGGAGAAACAGCGTGGGGGCACTTAAATTCGATTTGCGCGAGGGCGACGTGCTGAAAATTGGCGACGCAACCGTGCGTATGGTGAAGAAGGCCGGTAAACGGTGCAGCTTTATAATCGAAGCGCCGGAAAGCGTAATTATTCACTGCGATAAGCGCCCCGGCGCTGTAGAGGGGCAACAGGAGGTTGACATTCCAAGCAAAACAGCCATTGCCATGACATGAGTGTTTGCATTTCAGCAACAGTCATTCGATAATCGAAACGTAATGCTGCGCAAGACGTGCGGCGATCCCGACACACCGCACGTTCTTGAGGGCACATTATGAGCCAAACCACTATCACCTGGGGCAATGATGTCCAGGCGCAGAAAAAATGGTCGGCGCGTCTCTACGCGGAAACGCTGGGGAAGAGCTACTGGGAAAAATTCATCGGTAAAGGTGATGACGCAGTAATCCAGCGCAAGACCGAACTCGATGCTGACGTGGGCGACCGCATTAGCTTCGATCTCTCCGTCCAGTTACGCGGCGGCCCGGTTTCCGGCGACCAGCGTCTGGAAGGCAACGAAGAACAGCTGAAGTTCTTCTCCGACGAAATCATCATTGACCAGCTGCGTAAGTCTGTTTCCTGCGGCGGCAAGATGACCCGCAAGCGTACCGCTCACGATCTGCGTGACGTTGCGAAAAAACGCCTGTCCGAATGGTGGGGCCAGTACATCGACCAGATGTTCTTCATCTACCTGTCGGGCGCTCGCGGCATGAACGAGAACTATGAATCGTTCCCGTCCGACTACGCCGGGCACGCAGGCAACCCGATCCGCACCCCGGACGGCCAGCACCTGCTGTTTGGTGGTTCCGCCACCAGCAAAGCCACCCTGACCGCTGACGACAAAATGACCCGCCTGCTGATTGAGAAGGCGAGCCATAAGGCAGCGATGATGCGTGCGCTTGACCCGCGTAGCGCCAACCTGCTCCCGATCCCTATCGGCGGAAGCGACCACTACGTGCTGGTGATGAACCCGACCCAGGCGTTTGACCTGCGTACCGAAGCCGGTGCGGGCTGGCTGGATATCCAGAAAGCCGCTGCCGCTGCTGAAGGTAAAGCCAACGTCATCTTCAAAGGCGGCCTGGGCATGATCGATGATATCGTGCTGCACAAGCACCGCGACGTTATCCGCTTCAGCGACTACGGCGCAGCGTCCAACGTCAAAGCCGCCCGCGCGCTCTTCCTGGGCCGCCAGGCTGGTGTGGTTGCTTACGGCACCACCAAAGGCCTGAACTTCACCTGGAAAGAGAAGCTGGCTGACTACGACAACGAGCCGTCTGTTGCCGCCGGTACCATCATCGGCATCAGCAAGACCCGTTTCAACAAGCGCGATTTCGGCGTGGTGGCTATCGACACCGCAGCGAAAGACCCGAACGCAGCATAAGGGGATCACCACATGGCACTGTTTCAATCTCCGTGGGCAACCGGCATGCTGTTGCCCGCGCGTCCGCAGACCGCATTTGCGACGCACAGCCAGCTGTACATCATGGATATTCCTGCAGCTGGTATCGCTGCGAACGATATTCTGGAGCTGGCGATCCTTCCTCCGTATGCCCGCATCGTTGATGCGAAGCTGATCACGGTGGGAAGCCTGGGCGCGGCGACCGTTGATGTTGGCCTTATGTCCGGCCTCACCGGTGAGCCGACCAACGAAGACGGTTCCGCCCGTACCGTTGGTACCGAGCTGTTCGCAGCTGCTGCGCTGACCGCTGAAGTTACCCAGCTGGCGAAGTCGGCCGCCCTGCTGGTCGGTCCGACGCAGAAAGACCGCTCCATCGGCGTGAAGTTCTCCGCAGCTGTCACCGCCGGTGCAGGCAAGAAGATCGGTCTGCTGCTCTCCATCGCGCAGTACCAGCAGTAATCACCAGCAGGGGCGAAAGCCCCTGTCTTTTCATCGTTCCGAGGAATATCCATGAAAATTGAATGCATCCTCCATCGCCCTGGCGGTTCCCGCGTACAGCTCGAAGCCCCGCGCGTTGAGTACCATTTCAAGCCGAGCGAGTCCGATCCGCGCCATATCGCTGATGTGGTCGAAGCCTCTCACATTTCCACGCTGCTGCGCATCACTGAGGGCTATCGCTCCGCTGAAGGCGAGCAGGAAGAAGAGAAGCCACGCGTTAAAATCGACCTGAAAACCAGCGCACTTCACAGCCCGATCTACAATATCCCCGGCGGCACCATCGAGCTGGCTGACGTTGTTGAAATGGCACAGAAGGATTCCGGCAAGACCCCGGACGAATGGAACGAGCTGGACGACGAAGACCGTACCGAGTGGATCGACCAGGTGCTGCTGGAGCTGCAGGCCACTGTACCGGCCGCCCCTACGGCTGTCGCTGGAACTCCTGCCGCTGCTGAAGACGGCGAAGACGAAGACAGCGCCGATGATTCTGCCGACGCTGGTCAGAACGGCGGCGATGCCGGTGAGCAGTCCTCTAACGGCCCGGACCAGATCGACACCGAAGACGAGCTGGAAACCCTGCGCGCTGAATACAAGAAAGTGTTCAAGCGTAACCCGGCCAAGAGCATGACTGCCGCCAACCTGAAGCGCGCAATCAGCGAAGCGTAAGGGGAAACCATGATCGATGCTTGCAAAGTTATCTCCGCTGACGGCCTGGACCGTCTGAACGGCCTTATCGCTGCTGCTGTCACTGACGGCTTTTCTCCGCATGGCTCGATAATCCCGATCTCCAACGGCGATGTGAGCATCGTCATGGTTGATACCGGCACGCCGGTCGATGCCTGCAAAGTCATTAAGGCTGTGGGCCTGGTGCGTTTCAACCAGGCGCTTGCCGATGCCATTAACGATGGGTTTTACCCGGTAGGTCGTGGCGAGACTGGACCAGGGAATACCTTCTTCATGGTGCTGGCAAAGGGCGGCGATACCGGTGGCGGTGGAGCGGTAACAGTCACCAGCGACCAAATCACCGACGCCTCAACAGTTGGCAAGAATGTACTGAAGGCAGCAGATGCAGCCGCAGCGCGCGCAGCCATCGGCGCGGGGATTGGTAACTCGAACCTGGTGATCGGCACCACCGCTACCCAGGCGAAGGCCGGTAACTGGAAGCCAGCAGCAATCGACGTAACCGACTCCGGCGCGTTTGGACGTCAGCTTCTGCAGGCCGCTGATCAGGCTGCTGCTAAAACCCTGCTGGGGATCTCCTGATGAAGACCGCGAAAGAGCTTCTGGACAGGGCGGGGATCCTCCTGCTCGATGAGGGCTACGTTCGCTGGGATTTGCCGGAGCTGCTGAAGTGGCTGAATGATGGCCTGCTGGCTATCGTTACACAAAAACCCAGCGCAACGGCGGTAACTGTCACGCTGGCCCTGAACGAAGGCACCTATCAGAGCATCCCGACGAAATATAACGGCATCCTCCGCGTGGTGCGGAATATGCGCGGCGATAAGTCGGACCGGATGCCGCGTAAGATCATCTCTGTGGTCGGCGTCGATGCGCTCGATGCCGTCAATCCGTCCTGGCATGACCCTGATTCCGTGCGGTACCGCCAGCAGGCGAAGCACATCGTTTTCGATGAGGCTAACCCGCGCGCATTCTATGTCTATCCCGGCAACGACGGCACCGGCTACATCGAGGCGGTATTATCGGAGATCCCGCAGGCTATCGTCCTGGCCGATGGTGCGGACGCTCACAGCCTCGAAAGCTATGACCTGCCGCTCACCGTCAATGAAATCTACTCGAACGCGCTGCTGTATTTTGTCCTCCACCGCGCTTACGCGAAGGACGCCCAGGTAGCTGGTGCCGCAGCACGCGCCGCAGCCTGGTATCAGCAGTACGCCAACGAGCTGGGTATTCAGGTCACGGTCGAAACCAACATGTCGCCTAACGTCAAATCCGGCGTTGGTCGCGGTGCTGTGGGGGTAACGCAGCAATGATGCCTCCCAACAGACCGATTGAAGACCTGTATCCGAAAGTCCTCATGTACGCGCCGGGTTGCCCGGAGCCGCTGGCCGTCGATCACCTTCGCGACGCCGCAATCACGTTATGTGAGCGCACGCGCTGCTGGCGCGACGTGGACGAATTCGAGACAGACGGCGAAAGCCGTGTAGTTATCCCGGCCATCGTGCCGGGCACAGCACTTTATGAGATCGAAAAGGCCTGGTTCGAAGAGCAGGAGCTGGAGCCGACTGGCTACGCAGAAGATATGCTGTTTCACGACAACGGCTTTCCACGCCGGTTCTCGCAGCAGCTGCCGGATACCCTTCTGCTGATGCCTGCAGGCAGTCCTGGAACGGTTCGCCTCTCGATGTGGCTGAAACCGTCGCAGACTGCTGACGAGCTGCCGCAGTTCTTTTTTGAGCAGTTCGCGCAGGCGCTGGCGGATGGTGCCCTGTCCACACTCCTGCTTATCCCGAACCAGCCATTCACTAACCCGCAGATGGCGGCGGTGTTCGATTCCAGGTTCACCGCAATGCTTGACCGGAATTTTGCCTACAACATGCGAGGGCAGCAGCGTGCCAGAAAGCGCACCAAAGCCAGCTTTTTCTGAGTACCAGGGACGCCCGATGCAGTCGGGCTATCTCCCCGTATCTCAGTATGATGCCGTCCTGCATATCGGTAACGGCATTATGGAGCGCCAGGTAAAACGGGCGGAAGAGACGCACGCATGGGCTTTCGATGCCAAAATCTGGATCGAGCCTAACGAGCGCATAACCGCCTGCGCCGCGCGCACGGAAGATGGGCCGCTGACCATCACGAACCTGCAGTTCACTGATGCCGCCATTGTTATCTGGCTGGCAGGTGGCGGCGATGATGCCCGCCAGCTTGTGATCGTGGAGTTCATGACCAGCGAGCGCCGCGTACTGCAGTATCAATTCGTGTGCTTCACGCACGGCACTGCGCCGATGATCGTTCGGGTAGAGCTGCTGGGGCCGCCGGTAGTCCTGGTAGGCTTCACTCATCCGGATAAGCAGCCTGAACCTGTTCAGCTGCCTGAAATCACCGTCACTCCGTCTTCTCTGGCATTCCCGCTCACCGGCGTGAACCAGGTTTCAGCGCCCCAGGTGCTGACTATGACGAATACGGGCGAAGTCCCGGTATTTCTGCGCGCTATCAACGTCGCTGGAGCTTTCCGGCAGAAGAACGGCAGCGAAGAAATTCTCCAGCCGGGTGATTCATATCCCCTGTCGGTGACATTCGAGCCGAAGGCTGCAGGTGATTTTTCTGGCTCAATCTCCATCGATATCAACGACGGCGGCAAGCAGTACGCGACGTTCACCGGTACCGCAGAAATCGGCACCCGCATCACCACCAGCGGGAACCAGCTGATTACCGGCGCTGGTGACAACTTCCGCCTGCGCTCGATCAACTGGTTCGGTGCCGAAACTGACGTTTATGTGCCGCATGGGCTTTGGGCGCGGGGATATAAGGCTATCATCGACCAGATTAAGGCGATGGGCTTTAACTCTGTCCGCCTGCCATTCAGTGGTGATCTGCTGACTACCGGGCGAGGCGTGGCCGCTGGGGTCATCAATTACGACCTGAACCCGACGCTGGTCGGCAAAACGGCTCTCGAAGTGCTGTCCGCCATCATCGCGTACTGCGCAGAGAAAGAAATTTACGTTATCCTTGACCACCACCGCCGCACGGCCGGGAGTGGCGCTGATGGTTCACCTATCAGCGACACGTATCCCATGGCAACGTGGATCGCCAACTGGAAGGCGCTGGCGCAGCAGTTCGTGGATAACGAATATGTGCTGGGTGCTGACCTGCATAACGAGCCGTATTCTCTATCCTGGCCGGTATGGGCTGATTATGCCGAGCAATGCGGCAATGCCATCCACCAGATTGCGCCTCACTGGCTGATCTTTGTTGAAGGTGTCGGTTCGTTCAACGGCGAAAGCTACTGGTGGGGCGGGCAGCTCGCTGGCGTGGCGTCTCGACCGGTTAAGCTCAACCAGGCTAACCGCGTCGTCTACTCGCCTCACGAATACGGCCAGTCGGTCGGCCAGCAATCCTGGCTTGCCTACGACGGCGAGGCGATTCCAGCAAACTGGCCCATGAATCTCTATGAGGTATGGCGCTCGCATTGGGGCTTTATCGTCGAGAATGGTATCGCGCCGGTCTGGATTGGCGAGTTCGGCGGTAAGTTCGGCACGAATGGCTCTGGCGAGCTGGGCATCGCTCCGCACGCTGAATACGAGTGCCAGTGGCTTTATCACCTTGAACTGTACATGAACGGCGATTTCGACGGTGACGGCGATATCGATTTGCCTGCTGGCAGCGAAGGTATCAGCTTCTGTTACTGGGCATTCAACCCAAACAGTGGCGACACAGGCGGCATAGTCCATGACGACTGGACGACCGCACAGGCTTTCAAACTCAGACTACTGGATCCTATTATGGCTGGTGTATCCCTCGACTATCTGACTTCGCTCAACCCGATCTCAGCGTCGGAAGTTGCCGATGCTGATCTGCTGCTGGTCAACCACAACGGCACTGACTACAGCCTGCGCGTCAGTGAGCTTATGGCTCTCACACGCAACAAAACCTTTGAGCCTGGCGTGGTTCACTGGTTCGCAACCAACGTTAACCCGAACGCCAAATACAGCGGGCAGACCTGGATCCTGGTTCCGGGACTGGAGAAGACGGTCCGGCTGGCGAAAGCGGACGGCAGCGACCTGCTGCAGACCGGTGGTGCTGACAGCGTAACTATCGCCCGCGAGAACCTCCCGGCAACACAGGTATCGATCAGCGGTACCGCGCAGAACAAAGACCTGGGTACGAAAACCACGTCGAACAACGGGCAGCATACCCACACATGGGGTACTGGCGTGCAGAAACAGGGTGGTAGCGATAACCCTGTCGCCGGTTCAGCAGAAGGCGGATTTGGCACAACGTCGGCTGCTGGTGCGCATGACCACACCGTAGATCTCGGTGCGCATGACCACGCAGTGACCGGTCAAACAGAGAACTTGGGTAGCGGTCAGTCGCTGGGCGTGAAGAACGCCTACGTAGTCCTGGCCGCCTGGTATCGCCTTTCTTAAAAGGAAATAAGATTTATGAGCAACTTATCTGGCGCTACTACTGCCGTATTTATTGTCCGCCTTTCTACGGCGCTGGAAGTGCCTGTTACCGTTGACTGGCAGACTAAAGACGGCACCGCGAAAGCTGGCACCGATTACGAGGCCGCGAGCGGTTCGGTAACGTTCGAGCCTGGACAGACTGAAAAGCAGGTGCAGGTTGTCGTCTACGGTCGCGCAGAAGGCGATACGGAGACGCGCGCGTTCAGCATCCAGCTGTACCCACCTGAAAACGCGATCCTTGACCAGCATCTGACCGAAGTAAATATCCAGGTCACTGATGAAAGCGGTGTCGCTGTCACGTCGCTGGTGGTCGCCACCGGCCCGCGCGGTGTGAAAGGAGACCCAGGCCTTAGCTCATATGAACTGGCGAAACTTCAGGGCTACGAAGGGTCATTATCAGAATGGATTCAGAATGAAACAGCAGCCGGTGTTGCTGCTGATAGGGCAGAAAGAGAGGCCAACAGAGCGGAGAACGCTGCTGATGTAGCAGCAGAGAATGCGGCAAATGAAGTAAGAGACACACTCGCCCCTCTTGGTCGAACATATTCGACGCTGGCCGCAGCACAGGCGGATATCGCGAATATTCCCGAAGGAAGCACTACCTACGTGCGTAGTGCAGACGCTAGTTCGCTTGCAGACGAGTACATCAACAATGCCGGGACGCTGGAGGCCACTGGGCGGAAGATGCCGTCGCAGTTGTCCGTGGATAGCATTAAGTCGCGTCTGAGTGAATCCGTGGTGGCCCTTTCCAGCACAATGACTGTCGCCACGTCTGTTTCGTCATCCGGGGATACTGCTGTTAGTATTGCACAGGATTCGCTGGTTATTGTTGATCACGCCTCTATAGCACTGGGCGGAGATTCCGGAGAGATTTACGCCACACAACCCGGTGGTGATATTTTTAGGCAGCGCCTGTACCCTGATGAAACAATCAGTTCTGGCGTATTAACCTCTCCGTATAAAACCATTTCCCTTGGCGGCAATGCCAGTGATATTTCTATGCGGTTAATTGGGGCGAGCGTTACCCGATTAGCGCTGCAAACTACGATGACACCAGACTCGGCATTTGATGGCAGTCGTACTGTTTTCAGTCTTGACGGCCGGTTTACTGCTATCAACCAGGGCGCGCAGGAATCAGCGACAGTAGCGACTTGTGTGGGGCATACCTCCGGTGCGATTTATCTGGGGATACCGAATGCGGCCATTATCGCAGCAGGTTATGAATTAACGCTGGACGGGGTACTCGCTTATTATCTGGCAACTTATTCGTCGATAAAACTGACGTACCGCTCTAATAGCTACACTTCATCCCCAGTGTTGTTATACGGCGCTGTGAGCGACGATATCACGGTCCATATCGATCCGACAGTTAATGTAGTGATTAATGTCCTGACCAGCAAATCAGGCGCAGACGTCACGCCGTCTACACAATTATCCACATACAACGCCGATATCTATAACCCTTCTGCGTATAGTTTTGAGACTCACCCTCTCAGCATCAAGATACAGTTCAGCCCCGGAGAGGTCTCCGAGCATTCAGCTCTGAGACTGAGAGACAGCGCGGGGAATGTCTATCCTTGCCAGTTTGCCGGAGTCATGGACGCAAATCTGAGGAAAAACGCCGACCTGGAGCGTTACACTGACGGCTCCTTCAATACCGGCGAAATAATTTTCTACGGAGATATGTCAGCCGGAGAGAAGAAACAATTTCGCCTGGAGGTGTACGGCAATTACGGATTCAATTCTGCTAAATCTGGCTATCCAAAACTAAATTATGACGCGGCGGGAAATCGCTACTCGATAACTGTTGGTGAATTTACCTGGAAATTTAGTGCGCTCAACGGTAGCCCCTGGTCAGTGTCGCGCGGTGATTCTGAACTGAGAATACAGACGCTCAAGCGTATCTCTGGTATCACTGACGGCGTGGCGGTTGAAAACACCGGTTATTCATCATTCAGCCTGCGGCTAGTTAATTCCGGGCCTGTTTTTGCAGAGGTTGAGCAAATTGCGTATCATGCCGGGCAGGGCAGCGTGCCGGCTGGCGCAGTACGGAGCGTTACGAGATACCGCCTGTTCAGTACAGGCGTTATGCAGGTTTTCAACATGTTCCAGGCAACACAGAAAATCCCGGCAAACAGCCTGTACGGGGTTCGTCTTGACCTCGGATTCGCATTCGGTACGAATATGGACGCATCCATATACAGCAGTGCATCTATAGTGCGTAATGTTGCTGCAACAGAAACAAACTGGTCGTTGATCAATGAGTTCTCGATTGCTGACCAGCGGCGTGATGATGCTTCAAGATTAAATACGTGGGGTGCTATTCGCCCAAATTTAGGAACAATAGTGCGATCCGGCGAGGAAATTCGCATGCGCAGTGGCTGGTCATTCGCATCACTCACAGACGATAGTCTCGTTAATTATGTTGTTCCTGAAAACTGGACGTGGAGCGCTGGTCACTGGATTTTCCCGTACTCGCTGGGAACAACTGAGAGAGAGCTGAGCAACCGGGTATTTAACCGCCCGGTGGGAATGGCTTACCGTGGGGTGCCAGCATACGTGCTGAAACAGAGGGTATACGGACTCATGGAACGGCTGGCTGATGGCATATTTGACCTGTATTCCAACCCGGAAAACGGCCAGATATCGGCGAGCGACAAGAGTGGCTACCGCTACCCGCAGGTTTACGGATTGCTGCAATGTCTGAAAAGCGGCGGAGATTTTGACGCGCAGTATGTACATTTCAAAAAATTCATTACCGACATTATCGGCAGCTACAGCAATGCCGGAACGGCATACCTGAGCGGATCGATTGTTTTACAATTCGTTGGTAGAATGATGTTTGCTCCTGTCGAAATGTATTATCGTTACGCTGAGAAAACAGGCAATACCGCTGTCATGGATGATTTGAAAATATTCATTGCCAGCATTTGTGACGCACTTGTTACTCGCGTAAATGCGTCAAACGGAACGCCTCTGGATGGCTCTCAAAATTATCGGGGAAACGGTAACTCAAATGCCGAGGGAATGCGGATGCTGGCGTTAGGGATATATGCCGGGCTGGATACGCAAGGAGCAAAACTGGCCGCGTTCAATACTATTGTTTCGATGATTAAATCAAACACCTACGCAAGTTTCGCGCATCCGACGGTAATGGACACGTTTAGCGCTTACCCATTCATGAATCGCTGGCTGTCCTACGAGTGCCATTTCTACTACGTGTATCTGCGGGCCTGTAAATTGCTGAACATCACACCGGAGTTTGATAACAGCAACTATCTGCTGATGGCGACACTTGGTAATGGCTCCCCTGACTATCTCAATTTTACGCTGGCAGAGGACCGCCGCGGGTTCTGCGAGACGGCCGGGGCGATGGCGGTGGGACTGATGAGTCTGGGTAGGGTATCGACAACAAACGCAGCATATCTGTTGTTAGAGCGATTTGAACAGGACTGGTCTGTGGACCCAATTGCACAGCCTCATCTGGCTGATTTTCGGCAACTCACGTATCCGCTTACTGTAGCGTACGAGGGATTCGAGCATGTATGTAATCAGTTTGCATTAACGCTGCTGGATAAGCAGTACCTCAGCTAAATATGAAAATGGAGTGTGCGGCTGTCATGAAAATTGATAGCCGCACCTCATTCAACGATATGAGGCAGGATGATAGTCCTGTTTCAATAAAGTTTAAGAGCAGCTATATTCTTATTGCTTATAAAATTAATTAAGGAGTTTGTATGGTAGCAGCAACCGCAGTAACCGTAGACCCGATTGACGATCTGCCACTGGACAACCTGCAGAACACCCTGGGTGCCATCTATGGCAAAGCTCAGTATGCAGCAAATGCCGCTGGCTCTGCTGAATACAAAGCGACCCAGGCGCAGAACAAAGCCGACAGTCTTGAAGGCTCGATCAGCTGGGCTACCGGTAAAGTCGGTTTCCTGGAATACCATCTGCGCGCTATGGCTGATGAGATTGGCTATACTGTTCCTGCGTCCTGATTTGAAAAGGATGTTACTCTAAAGCCCCGAAAGGGGCTTTTTCGTATGCGGAGCGGGGACTATGACCAGAAAAGCAGTGTTTACCGTGCGGCTTTCCCAGGCCAGCACACAGCAGGTGCAGATCGACTATGTGACCGTTGACATAACGGCGACGGCACCAGACGACTATACCGCGCAGCGTGGGACGCTGACTTTCCTTCCGGGAGAGGTTGAGAAGCAAATCACCGTTGATGTGCGTGATGAGCGACCTGGCGAACAGGCGCAGCGCTTCATGACCACCCTTTACCGGGCGCAGAATTGCACCATCGTTGACTCTGACGGCATAGCCCTCATTCCTGCAGGTTCGACTGACGGACTGGGCGGGCCGCTTATTCTGCGTGGCCTGATGACCAACGCATTCCACAACGTTGAGGGGCGCGGCGGATATTTCCACCACAATTCCGGCACCAGCGAAGGACAGTCAATCGGCATCGAGGGATCGCTGCTGGCAAGCCAGGTACTGGCGACCGGCACCGCCGACGAAAAAGCTGCAGCTGAGTGGTACAAGGCCAACGGCCAAAACATGCTTGACGCGATGGGCAGCGGTTCGCTAACCGGGCCGATGCTGCGCCAGCAGATCCCCGACGACAAGAACACCATCACGCTGCTGCACTGGCTCTTCGCCGCGCGCGGCGATATCCCGTCACAGGCCATCAACTACTCTTTCCGCGCCACCAGGAACGGCAACAAGCTGTATATCCCGGCCAACGTGCCAGGGCACAAAGGCGCGGCTGACGTTTACCGTATCTGGCAGATCTACCCGGCCAGCAGCTATCTGCTGTACCAGTCGCCCTACAGCCCGTCATACGACTCCGTTCACCCGGTGGCAGATACCAGTGTCACGCTTACCGATGACGACTGGAGCCTTGACGGAAGCACGGTGGTCATCACGATCCCGGCTGGCGCGCCATCTGGTGTCTCCGACTGGTGCATCGTCTATGGCTACAACAATGCGGGCACAATCCGCCAGGGAGAGGCAGAAGAGGCCTATCCGTGCTGGACAAAAATCGACCCCGGCTATTCAGCCTGTGCGCCTGACACGTTCCGCTGGTTCGAGTACGCGATGTCGCTGGCGATGGAAGTCGATACCCGCACTGGAATGCAGGCGCGCTGGCAGCAGCTGCGCGACGCGATGCGGCGCACGGTGGTGAAAGGGCAGGCTATCAGCGACCTCCGCGAGATCATCAAGCCGATGCCGCAGTTTGACGCCATCCCGGCGAAGGGTGAGCCGTCTGGCATGTTCTGCTATTCGAACCATCCCCAGGCGACTCCGCCAGGGCCAGGCGCTATTGGCGCTGGGGCAAACGCTGGCTGGATCGGCTATAACTTCTGGTCCCGCGTAGGTGGTTCCGGCGGCACCGTGAAGCCTGGCGAATTCACCTGGACCCCGGCGAACATGGGAGAAGCAGCCAACGGCCGGAACTTCTTCAACGGGGCGATCCGCGCTGACGTACCGGCGGCCGCCACGGTGTGCCAGGTGCAAATCGGGCGCGGCATCAATGACAGCTGGCGGCAGGCGACCGATTACCAGGAAGCCGATCAGTTTATGTTCGTGGCGCTTTCACTCTCCCGGCGGCCGAACCTGGCGCTGGGTGAGCGCTGCTACGTTTTCATGTCCTCGACCAAATATTACGACGCCTCGACGCGCTGGTATGCCGATATCGGGCAGGACGCGGCGCTGATACCGTCCACCAGCCCGGACAAGCCGAGCTATATCCTGATCCCTCGCACGTCATTCCGGCGCAAAGACGGCGATAACAGCGTGCTCCCGGCGGGCCAGCGGTTCGAGAACTTCGGCATATCGATGGAAATGCGCGACGCGTACCGCCTTCAGATCGTGGCGCTACGTCCGGTTAGCGGCGCGAGTGAGCAGTGGGTGAGGGATAACCTGTCGAAAGCGGTCCACGGCTCACCAATGCCGTTTTTCCCCGGTGCGATGCCTTTTGCCATCAACGCCGATACCGTGAAGCAGCAGTTTGTCGGCTGGAACGGCTCACCTTTCCACGGCTACCAGCTGCCGGATCTGTGGTGGTTCCTGGGGGCCGATGCCGATGCAGTCCACCCGGACCTTAATCCGGCCGTCAATATGCCGGTGCCGGACCAGGCGACGGGAGCGATCACCTACCCGATTTCTTTTAGTGCCAATGGTGTTGCCAAAACGAAAAATGCATTGCTGGCCGAGCAACAGCTGCTATTCCTGAAGCATGCACGCGATAAGTGGATCTCAGACGGCGGCGCGGCCGGGCCATTCGCGCATACTTTCGTGATGAACACCCCGGCACGCATCAGCATCGGTAGTCCGACGCCGCACACATGGGTGTACACTAACGATGACCCGAACACCCGCTGGGTGGGTTATCAGGCCCGCGTCGTTGAGAGCCTGGCGAAGCTCTGCTGGCTGTCCCGCAGCACGCCATCATGGGGAACCGCTCGCGGTCTGGCGCTGGATATGGCGATGAGCTGGATCGAGCGGATTAACGTCGTCTGGCCGAACCTGAACGGAACTATCGCCGGTATGCCGACTGACTGGGACGATCCCCGCAAGGGAGCGCCGCAGAAGCTCTATGAGGAGCCGCACGCGCCAGCTCTTATCCTGCGCGCCTGCCTCTGGCTGAAATTGTCCGGCCTGCTGTCATCCGGGCAGCTGGCGACCGTGGAAGCTGTTGGCGAGCGCTGCTGGACGTACATCGAGAGCCGCTGGCGCACCGGGCAGACTGACGCAATGCGCCATACCTGGGCGAACGATAACCAGGAATGGTTCGGCTTCTGGCAGTTCGAGATCATCGCGACGATTGCCTACCTGCTGAAATACCCGGCGGGCATCCCCGGCAATATCAGCACATCAACCATGAGAGAGCGCCTGGTGCAAACCCAGGGTTGGCTTGAAGATAACGTGAGGTAACAATGAGCCTGAAACTCACCAACAATGCCCGTAGCATCCTGGCTGTATCAATCAGCGACTCCGAGACGGTGATCCGCGTGAAAGTCGGCCACGGCGTCAAGTTCCCGGTGCTGACCAATACCGGCGACTGGTTTCCGCTGGCGCTGGAGGATGATTCCGGCAACATCGAGTACCTGCGCGCAACCGCCAGGGAAGGGGATAGCATCACCGTACAGCGAGGAGCTGAAGGCTCCCAGCGTCGGGAATTCAGCGCTGGCGACCTCTGTGAGCTGCGTTTAACCGCTGGCGCGATGGACGAACTGCAGAACGGTACACCAAGTCCCTCAGTGGTGACTGCTGTTATCAGTGACGCGGCGATTTCCTCATGAGCGTTCGCATAGCGGCGTTTTCCGGGGAGATACCGCGCGTTATCCCCCGGTTGCTGGACAACAACTATGCGCAGGTGTCGCAGAACACGAAACTGGAAGACGGCTCGCTACTGCCGATCCGCAGGGCGCGCTACGTCAACCGGTTCGGTTTCGACTGCAAAACCTTCTACAAAACCACCGATGGGGAGTGGTTGGGCTGGCCCGGCGTGGTTCGTGTCGCCCCTGGCCCGGTGGCGGAAGATCGTCTCTATGTAACCGGCGACGGCGTGCCGAAGGTTATCGCCAACGGCAAGACCTGGCCGCTGGCGGTGCCGTTCCCGTCTGTAGCGCTGACAACCGCTATCGTTTCTGGCGACGTTGACGACGAGCTGTCTTCCACCGTCATCTGGACATACACCTGGATAACGGAGCTGGACGAGGAATCAGAGCCAGCGCCATTGTCAGCCGGGCTTTTGTGGAGTCCTGGCCTCGATGTTCGCCTGTCTGGATTCCAGTCGCCACCGGCCGGGCGAGGTATCAACCGCATGCGCATCTACCGGTCACAGACCAGCAGCAGCGGCGTCACCACCCTCTATTTCATCAAAGAGCGGGAGGCGACGGCCGCCGATTTCGTGGATGTGGTGGCGGATAACCCGATCAACGAAGTGCTGCCCAGCACAGACTACAACGCGCCGCCGGATGGCCTGCAGGGACTTACTTCCTTGCCAAACGGCATGATGGCCGCTTTCGTCGGGAAGAAGCTATATTTCAGTGAGCCGTACCGCCCGCATGCGTGGCCGGAAAAGTACATTCTGACCTGCGACTATGAGATCGTCGGCCTGGGCGTTTTTGGCACGTCCGTTGCCATCATGACGAAGGGATCGCCGTATGTCGCCCAGGGCACCGCCCCGGAAAACATGACGATGGACCGTATCCGGGTGAATTATCCATGCATCGCGGCATCGAGCATCGTTGACCTGGGCTATTCCGTTGCCTACGCGTCGCCGCAGGGGCTGGTCACGATCTCGCAGAACGGCGCGGCCGTCGCTACCGCCAGCCTGATGACCCGCGATCAGTGGCGGCAGATGCAGCCAGAGAGCTTTATCGCCGGGCAGTTCGCCGGGCGCTACCTGGCGTCTTACGCGTACCTGGATAGCGACAACATCGAGCGGCGCGGCATTATCAGCATCGACCTTTCCGGATCCCAGCCTTTTCTGGAGCGATACGCCGACTACGCCAGCGCCATGTTCTTCGAAATTGGCACCGGCGTGCTGTACCTGCTGCGCGGCGGCCGGGAGATTTTCGAGTGGGACGCGATATCCGAGCCATACGCGGAAATGTACTGGCGCTCTAAGCGGTTCGTTTCACCCAGCTACTACAACTGGGGCGCTATCCTGGTGGAAGGGGAAGACGCATCGAGCGACGAGCAGATCAAGGAGCGCCTGGCGAAGAATGCCGCCGTTCGGGCGCGCAACCGCGTCCGGATGAATGCCGATAACTCTGATGGCGCGCTGGCCGATGCCGCCCTGGGTGTTGTGACCTTCGCCGGTAGTCTGCTGGAGCCGTTGGAGGACGCCGACCCGTCATTCTCCTGCGCGGTCTATGGCGATGGTGAGCTGATCGCCACCATCTACCGCATCAACGAGATTGAACGCCTGCCCGGTAAACGGATGTACACCACCCTGGAGCTGGAAGTGCGCGGCAACCAGAGGATTACCGCCGTCACCGTGGCGGCCACACCTGAAGATATCGCGGGAGGCGCATAATGGTTAGCGATAGCGAATGGCAAAAGGTCAAAGAAAAGGTTGAAGTGCTCGACGGCTCGCGTGGAGACAAGGCCAGGCCGAAGCGCGCCGTCCGCGCGGAGGAGCTGGACGCCGCCCTGCGTCGCATCGATCGGCTGGAAAAACAGGTAAAATCGTTACTCGCGGCGCAGAATCCGTAAACTTGGTAATGGTCGTGCGTTGCCCTTTTGTCTATCATGTTGCTAAAAGGGCAACGGGGCAAACGTATGGCGAACATCATCTATGGCCGGGATGCCGAGCTGGTCAGCTGGGCCAGCGAGATAATCCACTTCCAGCCGCGTGCCGATGTGAAGGCTATCGGCTGGGAAACTGACGGCAAATTGCGCGCTGTCACCCTCTATGACGGCTTTTCAGAGTGTGACTGCAACATGCATATCGCCAGTGATGGCGGGCCAAACTGGCTTTCACGCGCTTTCCTCTGCGCGAGCTTTTCACACCCTTTCGTACAATGGGGCATGCGCCGGGTAACTGGCCTGGTGCCCGCAAAGAACGCCGCCGCTCTCCGCTTCGATCTGCACCTGGGCTTTGAGCGTGAAGGCTTTATCCGCCACGCACTGCCCGATGACGACCTTATCGTGCTGGGCATGCTGCGGGAAAACTGCCGTTTCATACCGGAAATGTACAGGAAATGAACCATGAACGAGATCCCCTATATCCTGACCCTGCTGATTGCTGTCGCTATGTTTATGCAGCCGCAGCTGGCCTATGCGTTTATCTCTCCTGGCGACCAGGAGCCGGAGAAGAAGCCGGAAGAGAAACCGTGGGAAAAGCTGCTGATGTTCAAAAAGGGCGGCGGCAGCGCGCCATCGCCGGATCCGAACATAGGCAAAGCCGCAATGAAGCAGGCAGAGCTTGGTGAAGAATGGCTAAAATTTGCCAATCAGCAATTTGACGTAGCAAATGAGCGCCAGAAGCAGCAGGACGTAATCGCCAACCAGGTTACTCAACAGCAGCTCGATGCCAGTAAGCAGGCTCAGCAGTGGGCGACGGAAGACCGCGACCGCTACAACAACACTTTCAAGCCGCTCGAAGATCAGTTCATCAATAAGGCCCAAAACTGGGATAGCGCAGACCGTCAGCAGCAGGTCGCTTCCGAGGCAAAAGCCGATGTGCTGAATAATGCCTCTCAGCAGCGCCAGGCAACTGAGCGCAACATGGCGTCAATGGGTGTTGACCCCACCAGCGGCCGCTATGCCGGTGTTGAGCGTGCTGGCGAAAATGCTACCGCGCTAGCCGCCGCCGGTGCCGAAAATAATGCCCGTAACACGGTGCGAAACCAGGCACTGTCACTGCAGGCCGAGGCCGTCAATATGGGTAAAGGTCTGGCGGTTAACCCGGCGTCGTCGCTGGGGCTGTCCACCAGCGCCGGATCTGCAGCGATGCAAACCACTTCCGGGAACAATGCGCAGGCTGCTGGCCTGTCCAGCATTAAGGGCCAGGGCTATCAGGGGGCCATGTCAGGATATGGCAACCAGGCCAACACCCTGAACCAGCAGTACCAGAACCAGCTCAACGCCTGGCAGGCTAACCAGCAGCAATCTAACAGCTTGTGGGGCGGCCTGGGTTCACTGGCGGGAATGGGCCTCATGGCGTTTTCCTCGAAGGAATTCAAAGAGGACAAGCGCCCGGCTACGGGATCGCTTGAAGCAGTGCGCCGCATGCCGGTTGGCGAATGGAAGTACAAAGACGGCATCGCGGACGGTGGTGAGCATATCGGGCCATACGCCGAGGATTTCCAGGCCGCGACCGGCAAAGGCAACGGCAAGATGATCAACCTCATGGATGCGGTCGGCGTCACTATGGGCGCGGTGCAGCAGCTCGATAAGAAAGTCGATGCGCTGGCGAAAGGCCGCGGGCTTCCACAACGTAAGAAGGAGGCCGCGTAATGGCCGGATTAGGAGCGTTTCTTCAGGGTGCTGCTGGTGGCATGGCCATCGCGAAAAAGATGGAAACCCAGCAAAAACAGAACGACATGATGGACAAGATTGCCACGCAGCAGCCAGGGACACAGCAGCAGGGCGGCGGCATTCCTATCCAGCAACCGGGGCAGACTCCGCAACAGGGGGCGCAGCCACCTCAGCAGGGCGCGGGATTATCTCCGCAGCATCCCGCGCAGCCGCAGGTAGATAACTCCTGGGCGTTCGTCAAATCTTTGTTTGGGGGTAACAGCTAATGGCATTCGGTGGAGGGTTAGGCTCATTTATGCAGGGTTTAGGCCAGGGCGCAGAAACCTATGCGAACATCCAGAACGCGAAATCGCGGCAAAAGCTGCAGGATATGCAGATCAAGAACCTGGAGCAGCAGCAGCAGGACCAGCAGGCGCTTCGCCAGATCGGGCAGGACGCCGTGAAGGCGATGGCCGGTACTGACGGCACAATCGATAGCATGGCGAAGGTATACAACGAGCAGTTTGTGCCGAAGTATTACCAGCAGTACCTGCAAAATGGGGATGTGGAGAAGGCCAACGCTTTCCGCACCTACATGCAGAACGAAAACGTTCAGCAGGGTCTGAAGTACGGTTCATCCTTCATGCGTGCCGTTCAGCTGGGTGACGCTGAAGGGGCGATGGGCAGCATGGTGAAGCTGTTCAATCAGCCGGGATACTTCGAAAATGGCTGGTCGGCTGTGAATGCGAAGCTCACCCGCGACAAAGACGGCAACGCCGCAGGGATGGATATCACCCTGAAAAACGACGCGACCGGCGAAACCACGACGCACACCTTCAAGACGCTGGAGGACGCTTATCGCACGGTGATGCCGTTCACTGACCCAAAAAACGTCTTTGATTACGCAACCCAGCAGATCGCCGCCAGCACGAAAGCTAAGGCTGAAGTGCAGAAAGAGGATCGGGCCTGGAACCGGGATGTAGCCAAAATGGGACTTCAGCAGGGTTACACGCTGGAATCTCAGGCGAACCAGTCGCAGCTGCGCCGCGCTGAAGAGGCCGAGAAGCTGCGGAACGGCGGCGGCAGCAACGTAGTGCGCGATGCAAAAGCGAAGGAAGAGTACCTGCGCTCTCACGGCGTGCCAGAGGATCGTATTAAATCTCTTGCTCCTCAGATGGTCGGACTGGAAAATCAGGGCGTCCCCATCACGAAGCGCATCGATACCTACATCACCGAGAAGGATAAAGACGTTCTCGATAAAGACTGGCAGAAGCTGAGCGCTTCCGAGAAGACCGAGCGCGCAGTAAAAGAGCTGAAAGTGCGTGATGATGCGGCAAGCGGCTACTATGGCGGCCAGGGGGCAGGGCTGACACCACAGTCCAGCCAGCAAACGCAGGGTGCGCAGCCGCGTATGGCGCTGGGCTACGACACAAAAACCGGCAAACCGGTAATGATCCCCGTCAAGTGACGGCCAATTCTCCGAGGAAATATAGTGGCTAAAAACTCTTTGCCGTCTGAGCTGGATCTTGTCCAGCAGCCGTCTTATGGCCTGCCTGACTGGGCGCAGCGCCCGCAGGCGCAAACCGTCAGCACCGGCGGCGCGGTGCCGTTCCAGGCTGAATTCCTCTCTGCATCCCAAAAATACGGCGTGCCGTTTAACGTCCTGATGGGCCTGGCAGAGCAGGAGTCTTCTTTCAACCCCACCGCTATCGGCGTGCCTACCAAATATGGCAGGGCAAAAGGCCTGATGCAGTACATCGATAGCACCGCCTCGCGTATGGGCATCAACCCTTACGATCCTGTGCAGTCAATCGATGCCGCTGCGCGCCAGCTGCGTGAGCGCCTGGATAAAGGTTACTCGATGCAGGAGGCAGTTCAGGCGCACTTTGGTGGTGATGACCGCAAACAGTGGGGGCCGAAAACAGCGCAGTACGGCAAAGACGTTTTAGGCCGCGCAGAGAAGTTCCTGGGCGGTGGTCAGTCCGTTGCCGCCGGTCAGCCGACCCAGCAGCAGGACCAACCACAAACCCGCATGGGGCAGATCGCGCAGGATTACCCGCCAGCGCAGAGCGCAATGGAGAACCTGGAGCAGACGCGCCAGCGTACCCAGGCGCTTCTCGATGAGATGAACAAGGAAGAGCCAGGCCGCTACCGCCCACTCACTGATGAGGAAATGCAGCAGCTGTCGCAGCACATCACGCCGGAAATGCAGCAGCAGGCGATGCAGAGCGGTAAGCCTATCGAAATCAATATTCCTGACCTGGTGCAGCCGGGCCAGGCGGTGACGGCGCAGCAATCTGTCACGCAGCAACCGCAGAAGCAGCCGGAAGGCAACAAAGACGGTAACCTGTTTACTGATGCGCTGGCGCTTCTCGACTCTGGTTTCAACACGGCAGCGAAGGACGTGCAGGAGCTGGTAGGCAAGATCCCGTATATCGGTAAACCTATCGTCGATGCTGCTGATCGCTTCGACCGATGGGCGAATGGAAAATCATCCCAGGAGCTGTTTAAGGCCTACGATGAGAGCGTAGAGCGCCGCCTGTCTCCTGAAATGCTGGCCGCGCGCCGGAAGTCCTTCGTTATCGAGCCGGGCGATGACCTTGGCGACGGTAAGAAGGCCACCGGCTATAACTTTGGCCCGGCCTGGTCCGATCCGCGCGCGTATATGTCCGGCATTCTGGAAAGCCTGCCGGAAATGGCGCTCACGATGGGTGGATCTGGCCGCCTGGCGCAGATGGCATATCGCCGCGCCCTGGCATCCGGTGCATCGCGCGAGGTGGCCGCGAAAGCTGCAGCCCGTACCGCTACCGTCGCCGGTGGAATATTAGAGGGCAGCTTAGGAGGGGCGCAGTCTTCTCGCCAGGTGAGAGAAGACATCCTGAAGATGAAGCCAGAGCAGCTAGCTAATTCCGATGCGATGAAGTCGCTGATGGACGGCGGCCTGTCCTTCGAGCAGGCACGCGCTCAGCTGGCGGAAAATGCCTCCTCCCAAGCCTTCATGCTGGCGGGTATCTCCACCGGTATTTTCGGCGGCATGGGTGATCGAGCGCTGGCTAAAATCATCACTAACCGCGCTGGTGGCCGCCTGAAAGCGGCGATGGCCGGTGCTATTGGTGAGGGCGTTTTCGAGGAAATGCCGCAGTCTGCCACGCAGCAGATGAGCCAGAACTATGCGATGCAGCAGGCCGATCCGAATACGCCGCTGATGAAGGGTGTGGCAAACCAGGCCGCTGGTGGTCTGGCCGTGGGTGGCCTTATGGGTGCTGGTATGGGTGCTGCTGCGCCGCGTGTCAGCGAAAGCAATCCCGCCGATCAAACCCAGGAAGACTCCGGAAGCTCCATTCCAACGGTGAAGTTCGAGGATAATGGTCCGCCGCCGGGCTATACCGGTGAATGGCGTGATGGGGGACCAGTCATCACGATTACTGAGGGCAACGGCCAGTCTTCGACCGAGCAGCCACAGGAGGTTAAACCATCCGGGCCGCTGGGGCGCGCGCTTCAGGCTGGCGTGCAGCAGACCACAGAGGATGTGGCCGCCCAGGCACAGCAGAATACCGCTGCCGCCGAGAACCACACCCCCGATGAGTTCATGGGGCCGGTGGGCGCGGAGACGATGGTTATCCCATCCGACGATCTGGAGTCCGCATTCCCGGCCGTCGTTCAGGAATACCGTAACGGTAATGCTGTCGTTGCTGACCAGAACGGCGAAATCCTGGAGTTTGGCCCGCATGAAGTAGTGCGTCCTGACGCCGCTGCCGACGTTGTGCAGCAGCAACCGGCGCAGGCGGTGAATGAGCCAGCACAGCAGGTAGAGCAGGCAACTGAAGAGCAGCCACGCCAGCCGAAGGCCGTCAGCGAAATGACCGAGCCAGAGTTGCGCGACCGCCTGAAATATCTGCACCAGCAAGCCAAATCATCCGGCGGCTGGAACGAGCGCCTGACGAAAGCCCGCCGTGAAGTCGAGAAGGAAATTGACGCGAAAAACGCACCTGTGCAGGGTGAAATAGATACCGAAGCCGTTCAGGCTAACGGCCTTACTCCGTCTGAGAATCGCCACCTGAAAGAGTTGCTGAATAAGGACTCGCGCACGCAAGCGGAAAGCGCCGAGGCTACCCGACTTAATGAGAAGTCGCGTGCATCCCTGACCGAAGAAGTACCACAGTCAACCAGTGAAAATACCGTTGGCGCTGAAGGTATGACGCTGGTTCACGGTTCAGGAAATGGAAACCTGACGCTCGATGATATCCAGATTGTTCGCGCCAATGGTCAGAAACAGGGCAAGAAAGGCCGGGTTTACGGCGGTTTCTATGGCACCTCCGAGAAGGATTCCGCGCAGGCTGAAGGCTACGCCGGGATGATGGAGGGTACCCCGACCGTCTATGACGTGAAAATCAAGCCCGGCACGAAGGTTTTCCAGAAAGAAGGGGACATTACCCGCCTTTCCGAGAACACCATCAACGACCTGGTTTCGAAAGGTTACGGCGTTGTCGTCGGTACAGATCCGCGCGGACGCACCGAATATGCGGTCATTGATAAAAATGCCATTCAGGGTATTTCCCAGCGCGGGAAAACTCAGGAGCAGGTGGCGTCGAATGAAGAGCAGAACCCAACGCTTAACAAAGACGGTAGCCAGAAATGGTTCGGTACCGAGCGGAAGGCGAACGAGTACCTGCAGAAAAAAGGCATCACCGGCACGCATGAAATCCGTCTGGTGGATCGTCGCTTCGAAATCCACGCCAAAGGCCAGGATGGTACCCTCACCAATGAGGGTACCACCGAGAAAGCTGCTCCATCCAAAGGCAAGAACGGGCCGCGCTACAACCGTGTGAAGAAGCTGCTGGGCGCTGAAGAGGGCGATATCGTCACTCCGCAGGAGGATATCGGTTATACCACCGCTGGCAGGCAGTACCGCGTTTACCAGATCGAGAAGAACGGCATTGTTCACCTGACCAACCTCGAAACCAATGGCGGCACTACGGTTAGCCTGGCAGACCTGGAGCGCGCCAATTCCCGCAGATCGGGCTTTAACCGTGTTGAGGCTGTTGCTGAACCAGCACCAGCGTCACAGAAACAGCAACAAAGCGCCACCAGCCAGGCCGATAGTGCTCAGGAGCTGCGCGAGCGAGCTAATAAGCCGAAGAAAGAGCAGATATCAGACCTGTCAGGCAATCGTTTCGAGCACAAAGGCGAGCCGCTGCCGTCGAAAGGGCTTGTTGTCGCTGCTATGGGTAACGATGGCGCTGTATATGTCGGAAAGAAAAACTCTGTTCACTTTCAGCTATCTCAGAAGCATCCTTTCTCTGAACGCGGAGAGTGGAAGCGTGAGGGCTTCGTAAACCCGGAAGGCCAGTTCCTTACCCGATCAGAAGCACTGACCTGGGCAAATCGCAATGAAGGGGTGATCAAGCCGTCAGAGAACATGGAGGGCGAACTGGATGCGATGGATTATCGCGAACAGGCTGGCCGTCGTCCTGTCGAAAGTGTTGCTGAAGCAGCACCGGCAGCGCAGGAAAAGCAACAGACAGGTCAGGAATGGCAGGCATTTGACAGTGAATCAGGCACGCTGGGCATCCCGCGAGCAGAGATGCCACAGGTTAAGGCAGAACATCGCGGCCCAATGGTCAACTTCCTGGCGGCGCGAGGCGTCACTCACAGGGAAGGAATGGTGCCAGCTGATACCCTGAAGCCGACACAAGCCGAGTTTTCTCCAGAGCGCGTGGCGCGAGCACGGGAGTCAAACAGCGACCGCTCTATCCTCGTTTCAAGCGATGGTTATGTGCTCGATGGTCATCACCAGTGGCTGGCGGCCCGCGAGAAGGGCGATAATGTAAAAGCGATTGTGCTTGATGCGCCGATCCGTGACCTTCTGCCGCTGGTTCATGAATTCCCCAGCTCGCTGGTCGATACTTCCAGCGCATCAGAAACGGCGAAAGTCGAGCCAAAAACCGCCGAAACTGCATCAATTCAGCCAAAAACTGAATCAGAACAGGCCAAAAGCGCACAGTATGGTGCCAGCAACAAGCTGGTATCGCAGGACCGCGCCGCCGAGCTGCGCAAAAAGCTGAAGGCGAAATTCAGCCAGCTGAACAGCGGTCTGGATCCGGAAATCCTGGCTATCGGTACCGAGCTGGCCGTGTTCCACATCGAGGCCGGTGTACGCAAGTTCGCAGACTTCGCCCGCGCAATGTCTGCTGATCTCGATGTTCCGATCTCCCGCCTTCGCCCGTATCTGCGCGGCTGGTTCAACGGTGCCAGGGATATCATGGAAGACAGCGGAATTTCCATTGAGGGGATGGACAGTCACGAGACTGTGCGCGCTGAGCTTGCTAAACTGGATCAAGCACCGGTCAAGGAAGAAGCCCCGGCGCAGACTGCGCCAAAGGCTGAAAATCAAGCACCAGTCAACCAACCAGCACCAGCATCGCAGGCGCGCTCCACCGGCTCGCTCGATGACATGGTTAACGCTTTTGATAACGAGGTAACGCCGAATGTTTCAGGTATCCGCACCGGTATGGAACCAGATAGCCGAAACGCAGCAGATGCGGTTTCCGGCAATGAAAACCCTGTTCTCGATGGATCAGGAAGGAATAACCGAAGCGATGAACAGCCAGGCCAGCGCGCTGAGCAAGAGCGGGGTATCGGACAGCGTGATCAACGCGTATCAGCTGATGGGGCCGCTTCTCGCAGAGAGCCAGGCAATCAGCCGATACATCAACCAGATGGACAATTTGAATCTGAGGGACGCGCTGCCGGAGGTACTGAGCGCAGCGGAAGCCGTAGCGATAGCACGGCAAGAAGTCCCGTTGAGCAACAGCGAAGAAGAGCAATTGTTGACAATGCTCACGCCGCTGGAGCCGGGGATCTCGCCAGCCGATTAAAGGCGCAGAAAGCCGCCAAAGGCGCGCCTACCACCTGGGCGGATAAGGCAAGCATTGACGCGGCGCTGCCGCTGCTGCTTCCGGAGCAGCGCGGGGATGTGCTGAAGATCGAGCAGCGTCACCAGGTGGCGACAGGTGTACTTTCCACCAATGGTACCGGAACCGGTAAAACCGCTACCGGGCTGGGCGCGGCAAAACGCTTTTACAACGCCGGTAAGAAAAATATCGCCATCGTGGTGCCGACCGATAAGGTCGCCAGCGATTGGGTGAAATTTGCAGGCATGATGGACATGCCTCTACGCCAGCTGAGCGGGATAGATGATGCTGGTGGCAGCGGCCCAATCGTCACCACCTATGCGAACTTCGGGCAGAATGATGCGCTTTACAGTCGTCAGTGGGATCTGATTATCCCCGACGAGTCGCATTACCTGTCCAGTAATGCCAACGGCGACAGCACAGCAGCGCTCGATAAGCTGCGCGGACTCACCGGCCACCCTGAAGGCTTCCAGCACTGGCTCATCGGCAATAACAAAGAGCTTCATGACGAGCTGACAGAGCAGCGTGCCATCCTGAACAAGATGAATTCAGCCCAGGCTGGGTACCAGGCGCAGGAGCAGAAGGTAAACCGCCTCACTGAGCAGTGGCAGGCTATCGAGCAGCCAGCGCGCCGTGAGTGGCAGCAGCGCTGGGCAGAGCAGCGGGATTTGCCGAAGGTTGTTTTCCTTTCGGCCACGCCGTTCGCCTACGTGAAAAATACGGACTACGCCGAAGGCTATCTCTTCCACCATACGCCACCAGCTGAGCGCTACACCGAAAACAGCACCGGCGGATACAACAGCGCGAATGACCGCGAGCGCTTCTACATGGAGCACTTCGGGTACCGCATGCGCTACAACAAGCTCACGCAGCCGGAGGCCGGGGTTAACACCGAGCTGATGGAGCAGAACTTCAATCAGTGGCTGAAGGATACCGGCGCGCTGTTCGGCCGCCGTCTCGATGTACCGTTCGACTATGATCGCCGCTTCCAGCTGATTGACGACGCTGCTGGTAAAAAGCTCGATGACGCGCTTCGCTTCCTGAATGAAGCGGAAAACGGCATCTATCGCCCGATCTATGACGAGGTGATGCGCACGTTCGACTACCAGCGCCGTATGTTCCTGCTGGAGTCAATGAAGGCGCGCGCAGCGGTTCCGGTTATCAGAGAGCACCTGAAGCTGGGGCGTAAGGTTGTTGTCTTCCACGACTACAATCAGGGCGGGGGGTTCAGCCCGTTCGCTGAGGCGCTGGCGGAAATGAAGGATCTGGATATGCGCTCGACAGCGAGCGAGCTTTTCCAGCGCCCGATGTTCCGCATCAACTTCAGCGGCCTGGATTCCGCTATCAATACGATCAAAAAGGCCTTCCCGAACGTGCTGCTGTTCAACGGCACGGTATCCAAAGGCAAGCGCCGCCAGAACGCCGACTTCTTCAACGCCGATAATAGCGGTAAAAACCTCATCCTGGTGCAGTCCGATGCCGGTCGCGAGGGCGTGAGCCTTCACGACACCACCGGCAAACACCAGCGCGTGGAAATCAACCTGGGCATGCCTACGCGCCCGGTGGCCGCCACGCAGATCGAGGGGCGTATCTACCGAACCGGCCAGGCCTCTGACGCCATTTTCCGCTACATGACCACCGGCACCAGCTGGGAGGCCAGCACCTTCGCGAGCAAAATCGCAGAGCGTGCGGCTACTGCTGAAAACTTGGCGCTGGGTGAGGAGGCGCGCGGGCTGAAGCAGTCTTTCATCGACGCCTATAACGAGGCTGAGCCGATGCAGGCCAGCCGCGAAGATGGCAAAGGTGGCAAAGAGCGGGATCAGGCGCTGAGCCAGAATATTACCCCGTTCGACAAGGCTAAAACCTTCTACTGGGCACAGCAGAAGAACACCAAGCGCCGGGATCAGCGCGAGGGACAAGACTATTTCGCCACGCCGGAGCCGGTGGGCCTGAAAATGGTCGAGTGGGCGAACATCAAGCCAGGAGACAAGGTTCTCGAACCGTCTGCCGGTCATGGTGCAATTGCCCGCTTCTTCCCGGCGCAGTCCGATGTCACGATGGTTGAACCATCCTATGACCTGTCACAGCGTGCCGCGCTGGCGAACGGTACCGCCCGTATCATCAATGGGCGGTTTGAAGACCTTTCCCGCGCGAACAAGTTCGACGCTATCGTGATGAACCCGCCGTTCGGTACCGGAGGTAAGACGGCATACGAGCACCTGGCTAAAGCGGCTAAACATCTTCGCCAGGGCGGCCGCCTTGTTGCGCTGGTGCCGCGCGGCGGTATCTCTGAGCGCCGCTTCGATCAGTTCTTCGGCGGTGATGAGGCCAAAGGCCTTGACCTGGTGGCCCGGATTAAAATGCCGTGGGTCACTTTCGAGCGCGCCGGGACCAAAGTTGCGACCGAAGTGCTGGTGTTCGAGCGCCACGACAAATCGGACGGATCTATCATTCCGGTGCGTCCTGACCTGTCCAGCGCGCAGACGATTAACGAGCTGTTTGACCGCATCGAGGGGCTTACCCTTCCGGAGCGCCAGCCGCTCACCGCCGATGAGGCTATCGCCAACGCCGCAGACGGCACGATGTACTCGGTGCCGGGGGAGGTTGTTTCTCACCAGACCGATACGCCAGCATTCAAGCGCTGGTTTGAGGGTAGCAAGGTCGTTGACGAGAACGGCAACCCGCAGGTGATGTACCACGGCACGCCTGAGGACTTCACCGTATTCAACACGGCCGACCGTCTCGCAGACGGCAGCGCGCGCAATCCGATGAATGACAACATCGGAGCATTTTTCACCAGCGACAGGCCTGACGCTGAAGATTTCTCTGCACGAAATGCATCGTCGTCCGCCGCGTCGAACATTCACGATGTCTATCTGGCTATCAAAAACCCGCTGGTTTTCGAGGATCAGGCGGAGTTCCGCTCTTATCTGCGCAAAAACTCGCGCGAAGATATGGAGAAGGCTGGCTATGACGGCGTAATCATCAATGACGTTTATGAAGAGGATCGAGCGTATGAGTTTGACCCTGACAGTGATGAGTATCTGAATGGGCCGAAAACCCGCTGGGCCATAGCCTTTAGTCCGGAGCAGGTAAAATCTGCGTCACGCAACAACGGCAATTTCGACAGCAGCAATCCGGATATCCGTTTCAGCATCGCAGCGGCCAGGGAGTCGCTGACTGAAGGCAGTATCGGCAGTGCGGCGAAAGAGCTGCTCGACGCTGGCCGCCTGGAGCTTCACAGCGCCCCGCCAGCGCCGGAGTTTTTGAGCGCTGGTGGCTGGATTGACCCTGACGGCAAAATCCACCTGGCGCTGTACAACCTGCGCCCGGAAGACGTTCAGCCGACGCTGATGCATGAGCTGTTCCACGCCGGTATGCGCAATATCGGGGGTGATCGCCGCTGGGTGAACCTGATGGACCGCCTGGGGCAGTATTACCGCGCAGCGCAGAACGGCGGGGCGAAAAACGAATGGACTGCTGCCGTCGAGCGCATCCAGAATGCGCAGCGCCAGGGCGACCGGATGAATGACGCCGCCCGCGACCATGTGATCGAGGAGCTTGGCGCTTACGCGGTCGAGAACTTCGAGAAGATGCCAGCCGGGATCCGCAAGTGGGCGGAATCCATCATCGGCGCGGTGAAAAACTACCTGCAGCAGACCTTCGGGCTTCAGCTGGGCAAGGTGACGCCGGGGCAGCTGCGCGCGCTGGCCGCTGGCGCTATTCGCAATCAGAAAGCACCGGCCACCAGCACATCGTTCAGCACGCCGGAATCAAGCCATCCGCCGAAGGCAGCAGAGAAACAGAGCTGGTTTAACCAGCGCTGGGATGAAGTGGCCGATCTGCCGGATAACATGCTGAAGACGGTTATGCCTGCGCTTCTCCGCTTCACCCCTGGCCGTTTCATCCTGAAGCGCGTGGGGAAAGATATCCCGGCGCTGGGCCGCTACGCCGACGTTAAGCTGCAGATGGACACCCTGCGCGACGAATGGCACGCCAAAACAGACCAGGAGTCGCAGAAGTGGCTGAAGTATCGCGTTAGCAAGCCGCAGGAAAACGCTGAATTGATGGGCCTTATGCACGATTCAACGCTGGCGCAGGTTGACCCGTCCAAAGACTTCCAGTCGATCCTCAACGCTATCGACCTTACCGCGCTGCGCGAGAAGAAACGCGGTGATCCGGCATGGGATGAGGCGAACCAGAAGGCACAGGACGATGCCAAACGGAAGGAGGAGCACGGCAAGTTGCGTGAGCGGTATAACGCGCTGTCGCCCGAAGGGAAGCAAATCTACAACCGCGTGCGCGACCTGTATTCCCGCCTGGCAGACGCCCAGGAGCAGGCGATCATCGATAACATGGAAAAGGCGATGGATATCCGTTCCCGCCAGGTACGCCGCAAGTTCGAAGATGAAATGCAGCGCATCACCGATGAAGGCCTGAAGGGTAAGGACAAAGAGGACGCTATCGCGGCCGCCAAGAAAGCGCTCAACAATGGACTGCGCAAAGACGCATGGAACCGCCGCGCCCGCATCAACCAGCTGCGATCTGAGTTCGAAAGCAATCGCCTGGCTGGGCCATACTTCCCGCTGGCGCGCTTCGGTGACTTCTTCGTTACCGCCCGCAAAAAGGGATCTGGCGAGGTTGTCAGCTTCTCGCGCACCGAAACAGCCTTCGCACAGACCAGGCTGCGCAAGCAGCTGGAGAAAGAGGGCTATGACGTGGAAACCGGCATCGTGTCCAAGTCCAATGACCTGAGAAAGCAGGTTCCGGCCGACTTTGTGGCGCGTATTGAGGATCTGCTGAAGGGCATCGAGGGCACCCAGCAGACACAGGATCAGGTGTGGCAGCTGTACCTGCAGACGATGCCGGACTATTCCCTGCGTAAGTCCAGGATCCACCGTAAAGGGCGGGCAGGCTTCGAAGAGGACGCATTGCGAGCGTTTGCCTCGCACATGTTCCACGGCTCGCACCAGCTGGCGCGCATGAAGTACAGCATGGAGCTGGGCGACCTTATCGATCAGGCGGAACGGGAAGCGAAGCGTACCCGCAGCCCGGTGCGCAGCGGGCTGGTGGTCGAGCAGGCGCGCATGAACCACGATTACGTGATGAACCCGACCAGCAACCGCATTTCGCAGGTTGCCACCCAGGGCGCGTTTATGTGGTACCTGGCGCAAAGCCCGGCGGCCGCGCTGGTGAACATGAGCCAGACCTTTATCGTTGCCCCGGCCAAACTGGCGGCGTTTTACGATAAGGGCGCAGCTGCAGGTATTCCGGTTGCGCTGGGGTACCTGAACCGCGCGATGTTTGATCTTGGCATGGGGCGCACCTTTGCCGAGAAGTCGGCGCGCGTAACGCCGGAAGAGAAGAGGGCTGTTTCCGAAGCCTACCGCATGGGGCTTATCACCCGCACCCAGTCGCACGACGTGGCGGGGATCGGTGACAGTGGTGTGAAGTACAGTCCAACAAGGGCTAAATTGATGGCAGCGATGTCGTTCATGTTCCACCATACGGAGCGCATCAACCGCGAGGCCACTTTCCTGGCGGCCTACCGCATGGCGAAAAAACGTGGGCTTGACCCGAAAAACGCCATCCGGAAAGCGGCGGACCTCACCTGGGACTCGCACTATGATTACCAGAACAGCTCGCGACCGGCGATTATGCACAGCAATGTTGGAAAAACTCTGCTGGTATTCCGCAACTACTCGCTGAACATGCTGGCCGATCTGGCGTACACCGCCTATGAAATGATTAACCCGCGCAACAAACAGGAGCGCCGGGAAGCGCGCACGCAGATGCTGGGCCTGGGCGCTACGCTGGCCTTCAATGCCGGTATCCGTGGTTTGCCGCTGTATGGCCTGCTGATGGCGATTGCCGGTATGTTCTCCGACGACGACGAAGATCCGGAAGTCGAGCTGAAGAAAACTATGCTGCAGTATTTCCCGAAACAGATGGTAGGCATCATGATGGACGGCGTGCCGGGATACCTTTCTGGCGTCGAGCTGTCAGGTCGTATCGGCTTCGGTGATCTGTGGTTCCGCTCTGACGATATGGACCGCGAGGGTGATTCACAGTTCCTTTACTGGGCAATGCAGGTGCTGGGAGCTTCAACCGGCATCCCTTACAACTGGTATCGCGGTGTGAGCCAGATTAACGACGGGTACACCTGGCGTGGTATCGAGACGATGGTGCCGAAGGCAATCAAAGACCCGATGAAGGCCTGGCGCTATTACAGCGAGGGAGTGACCACGAAAAATGGTGATCCTATTGTCGATGACCTGGACGGCTGGAATATCTTTAAGCAGGCGATGGGCTTTACCCCGGCCAAAGTCACCGAGCAGTACAAGATGAACAGCTACAACATGAACAAGCAGACGGCGATCACCGAAGAGCGCAGTAAGCTGCTGGGTGATTTTTATAAGGCCTGGAAGGCTGGTGATGAGAAGAAAGTTGACCAGATAACTGATAAGATGCGCGCATACTCTGAGAAGTACCCGGAAATGCGCATCGATGGCGATGCTGTCCGCAGCTCTCTCACTCGTCGTGAAAAATATCGTGGTTCTGCCCTTGGTGGCATGAACTACAACCAGAAGCTCGTTCCTCGCCTTCAGGAAGAGCAGCCTGGTACGGTGTATCGGTAGGACGGAACACACCTACGCTGGCGCGTGATCCGGCCTGGTGTGTGGGCTTTCGGGCCTTTCCTCCCCGCGTTTGCTTCGGCGCGGGTATGCGCGTGACGGCGGCACGTAATCATCGCGAACCGCCACTAGCCCCTGGTTTTAGCCGGGGGCTTTTTATTTTTTGTCTGTTGTGGTTATGGCAACGCTCGGTCTAAAATCGAAACATACCCAATAAGCTGCGCAAGACGTGCGGCGATCCCTCAAGGAGTCGCGCATGTCGCAGTCGCTTACAGAGAAAGACTATCAGGCCGCCGCCAGTAAGCTCGGTGTTCCTGTTGCAGCAGTGAAGGCGGTTTCTTCCGTCGAAAGTTCGGGGAACGGCTTCCTGGCAGATGGCCGCCCGAAAATTCTTTTCGAACGTCACATCTTCAAAAAACTTCTCATCGCCAAAGGCATCGATACCAGCAAGATCCCCTCCGGTATCTGTAGCTCAACCCCTGGTGGCTATCTCGGTGGAGCGGATGAGCACGAACGTCTCGGTACCGCAGCCAAATACGACCGCGATTGCGCGCTGGAGTCCGCCTCATGGGGATCGTTTCAGGTCATGGGATACCACTGGGAAGCGCTCGGCTATCCGACCCTGCAGGCGTTCATTAACGACCAGTACAAGGCCGCCGGTCAGCTCGATACGTTCGTTCGCTTCATTAAGGCCGATCCGCGACTGGTGAAAGCGCTGAAAGCGAAAGAGTGGACGTCGTTTGCCAGGATCTACAACGGCCCGGCATACGCTAAGAATTCGTACCATACGAAAATGGCCTCCGCTTACAAACAGTTCGGAGGTGTCTGATGGACGAGTTCAACCCTGGTGGTGGTACTCTTGGCGCAATTGGTGCAGCCATTACCGCTTTTATCGGCGGATTTTTTTGGCTCCGAAAGACCCTCGCCAGCACGGCGGCGGACGTGGCTGGGGATCGTGCAGAAGTTAACATGATTCAGGTTCTTCAGGAGGAAAACGCCCGCCTCCGGGAGCGCCTTACCGCAGTGGAGCAGGAGCGCAACGAGCAGTTTAAGCAGATTGCAGACCTGTCCGCTCAGCTCCAGATCATCCAGGACAAGGTTCAGACACTGACGACGACAAATCAGCAATTGTCTGAAGAGGTCCAGAGACTCCGGGCCGCCGTGGAGAGAACATCATGACAGACGAAAAGAAAATCCGTCACAGCCGGGCTGTGTGGGGGATCGCTGCGCTGTTCAGCATTGCCGGTGCTTGCGCCGGTTTTGCCGTGAGCCACCTGCTTATTTCCACGCGAGCCGCGTCGGAGGTTTCCAGCATACGAACAGCCTATGAAGAGTCCCGCCAGTCGAGACAGGCGGCGCTTGATATGTGCCTTACCATCGCACCGCAAGCTGCGCAAAAAGCCGCAGCAGCAGCTACGAAGGCCGCAGATGCCGCAGAAGCAGCAAAGAAAGCAGCTGGGAAAGTCGCCACCGATGAAGATCGCATAGAGGGCGAAATTAAATGACTATCCCGCCTCTTATCTCCGCAAAAATAACCGCCGCAATGTGTATTATCTGCACATTATTGGGGTGTCTCGCCGTGTGGTATGTGCAGGAATTGCGCATCGATGCCAAAACATCGACCATCAAAACTGAACACGCTGATGAAAAAGCGAAGTGGGACCGCGAGAAGATAGCGATCACCACTAAAGCCCAGCAGGATACTGCCGAAGCCCTGGCGCGCCAGAAACAGGCCCAGGCCGCCGCCGCTGCTGCCGATAAAGAAGCCCAGGAGAAATTAGCAAATGCCGAACGTGAAAATGCTGTTTTGCGCACTGACGTTGCCACTGGCAATAAGCGGGTGCGGATCCTTGAAGCAAACCTCGCCACGGCCAACCTTGCAGCCCGTCAGCACGCCGCAGGCAGAAATACCAGCGCCAGCAGCCTGGGCGATGGAGAAGGAACCGAGCTTACTGCCGAAGGTGGACTCCTTGTTCTCGATATCCGAGCCGGAATCCAGCGACGGGAAACCAAAATAGAATACCTGCAGAGCTATATCAACGATGTGGTTAAGCAGTGCAAACGGTAAACAGCGATGCTATAGTTACTTTGCCTGAACAACATCCCATTGCTCGACTTCCATGCCCGCCGTACCAGCGGGCATTTTTTTTGTTCTAAATTTGCAATCCGTCGTTCTACTCTGCTATATTTTCACCGTTGTACGTTGCATGGCACATGTGACGTTAGCGGTCTGAACGGGCCTTTGCTTCCATCATCCCCGTAGCAGGTAGCCGGAATGTGCAAGCCGCGTGTTTACCCGGCACGAACGAGCGATTCACCATCGTGGCGGTACGGTGTGACACCTCGGAAGAGACGAGGGTGCAACGGGTAGTTCACTTGCCAGCTTCGACCTCAGAGCTTTCACCTCTTACCGGATGCGGCATAAAGCGAGTG